TTACCATCCGGTCAACACGCGGGGGGTAGGGATGCCCCCCTAGGGGTCCACGCGCTGCGTGTCCCCTGCGACCCCGTCTGCCGGAGTACACCCAGTCTAGCACACCCCCGCCGCACAGCGCAACCCCCCTCTGCGCTGCGAGTCTGCACACCCCAGCCGGCGTACCCCGCACCCACGCCTACCCACTCCCCCTAGCGCACACCCAGCTGCGCACCCACACCCCACCTACCCCCCTGTGCCCTAGCCCCCCCCCTGCTGCTACCCACACCCAGCTGCACAGCACCCCTGTATATGCGGTACCCCCGTGTGCAGAACTCGGGCTTGACACGTAACCACGGCGTGCGGTAGCGTCGCCTTTACACGGAACACACCGACGAAAGGAACGTCATGTCCATCACCAAGCGCATCGCAGCCGGCTTCTTCCTCATCGCAGCTCCGGCTGTCATCGCGACTCCGGCGTGGATCGCTTCGGCTGATCCGATCACGTTCGATCAGTCGTCGTTCCCGTGCGATGAGGATGAGGTGCTCGGGTTCGCCCCCGAGTTCGGCCCCGACAAGGTGGGCTGCATCCACGTCGACAGCCTCCGCTGATCGAGCCAGCTGATTGAGCCCCTGGCCTACGGGTCAGGGGTTCTTTCGTGTCCCGGTAGAAATCGCCGGCGGATTCGACTTGACACGTAACCGCGTTACGAGTAAAGTCGTGGTTGTTCGAGGGAAACGCCCTCGACGGGAAGGGGAAGACCCGATGATCAGCAGCCACCGACCGATCAAGCCGCAGACCTCGGCCTCGGTTGCCGATGTCGTGTCGTACCTCGGCTCGTTCGAGATGTTCAAGGCCCCGGTTCCGAAGCCGGCCACCCACGAGACGGAGGTGGTATGGACACCCAACAACCATGGGTACCCGTACTTGGCCAAGTGCTCGTGCGGTTGGGCGTCGCGACGGTACGCCGCGGAGCACGCGGCTAAAGGCATGGCGGATTACCACCTGTCAGCGACTTGACAGGTGGCCGCACCAGGGACCCGGCTTCGGCCGGGTTTTTGTTTTGGGTAGAGGACTTGACACGTAACCACAGCTGGTGCATACTAGACCTATGACCGCAGCACTCATCATCATCAGCCTCATCCCGGTGATGCTCGCGGTGATCGCGGGCTACGCTTTCGTCAGCCAGCCTTGATTCGTAACGAGGAGTGATTATGGTACGACCCCGGTTGCTGGACCTGTTCAGCGGAGCCGGCGGGGCGAGCGAAGGCTACGCCCGAGCTGGCTTCGAGGTGGTCGGCGTGGACATCGATCCGCAGCCGAACTACCCCTACGAGTTCCACCAGGGGGACGCGCTGAAGTACCTGCTGGAGCATCATCAGGAGTTCGACGCGTTCCACGCATCGCCACCGTGCCAGGCGTTCACCAACGCTCAGAAGATCCGGGGCAACGATCACCCCGACTACGTCACCGCGACACGGGCAGCGTTCGACCTGATCGGTAAGCCGTGGGTGATCGAGAACGTGCCGGGTGCTCCGCTGATCCTGCCGATCGAGCTGTGCGGGTGCATGTTCCCGGGGCTGAAGACCTACCGTCCGCGGCTGTTCGAGCTGAACTGGGAGCTGGGATCGCGGATCAATCAGCCCGAGCACCGGCCGCACACCGCGCGCACCACGAAGATGGGCAGGCCGCCGCGGCCTGGTGAGTTCATGCACGTGGTCGGGAACTTCTCCGGCGTAGCCCAGGCTCGGGAGGCTATGGGCATCGATTGGATGACCCGTGACGAGCTGCGCGAGAGCATACCGCCGGCGTACACGGAATTCATCGGGAAATATCTGCTGCAATTTCTTTCGGACAACGACTTGACACGTAACCGGATCACCGGTTAAGGTCATAACCACAACAAAACAAAGGCCAGCAAGATTCAGGCGAGCCCAGACCGCGCGTTGACCCTGATGCAAATCCCGTGTAATGCGGAGCCCCGGCCCACAACATACTTTGAAGTCCAGCTCTGAGCCGTTGCACGTGGACGGGCTGGCACCGAGCAGGCAGGTTCGCTCAGCCGACATCACCGCGCTGACCGTGTTCGATTCACGGCTGCTCACGTACGCACGCTGACTTGATTCGTAACCAACCTAGGAGGCCACCATGATCATAACCATCGCCAAGACCGAGGATCGCCGGGACCTGGACGCCTCCGTCCGGGAGATCTACGACGAGTTCAGCACCGCCGCGGACACGATGCATCGCGAGCACTACACGATGTTGATCCGCGGCGGCGCTAACGCGCTCCATCGACGCGGGAGCATCATCGTCCCCCGGCTCCGTGAGGACATGGACGAGCCTGTCGTCGTCAGGTTGGACGACGCGTCATGACCATCCACATCGCATCACGCGGACCCGCGGGCTGGACAGCCCGGGTGCTGTTCACCGCGGGCACCGTGCTCACGGTCGTCGACGAGCGAGGCCGGCGACACCTGATCGACACATCCAAGACCACTACCCGCCGCGTGTCCGCGGCTTGACACGTAACCAACCTAGGAGGTCACCATGAACGCTACCGAGATGCTGAACCACATCCTCGGCCTGGACCGCTCCGATGAGGAGCGGAGCGCCGACTACCACGCCACCGGCGACAAGGCATTCGCCAGCGCGGATGACCTGATCGCTCAGGCTCGGGAGCTGATGGCCACCGATCCGTATAAGGCCGAGGAGCTGCTGAACCTGGCCGAGTCCCGGGTAGCACAGGCCCGGAACTACTGGGCTCGGTGACCCGGCACCGCACGTGCCCCGAGCGGTGCCCCGGCATGGGGCACCCCGGGGTCACTTACAACCCGCTACTCGACCGCACATCGTGCCTCTGCGGGGCACGAACCTACGACGGGCAACCGCCCACCGTGAGCGAGCATCTGGCCTGCTGCGGCGGACCACTCACCGAGGAGATCCCATCATGACCAACACACACGCGTGGTTCGCCACGCTCTCGACCCCGGAGCTTCAGCGCATGGTCACCTCGGCGAACCGTGACGCGGCAGCTGCCGCTGCTACCGAGCTCGCGCTGCGAGGAGAGACCCGATGACCTTGAGCGATGCAATAGACCTTATCAACGCCGAGCGCGTGAAGTGGCTTCGATCCTGCGAAGCGGCCACGGCCCGCAGCGACAAAGAGGACTGCCTAGTCAGCGGGGGGCGGGCCAGCGGACTGGCTGACGCGCTGGTAATCCTGGCGAAAGTGGGTTCCTGATGAACGAGACAGAACTCAAAGCGTTCAACCAGATCATCGCGGCGTCATACTCGCCGGCTGAGCTCCGCAAGCTGTACCGGCGTAGCAACCCGGGCCTGCCGCTGGGCATCGAGCTGGTGTTGTCGGTCGGTGCGATCGTCGCTGGGGCTGCGCTGATGTTCCTGATCACGAAAGCGGTGGGGCTGTGAGCGGGGAGTGGTTCGAGACCGAGTACGGAGCGATGCACCACTCGGACAACTGGCAGCTGGTCGCGAAGACCAACGGGTCGTACGACCTGTACCAGTTCGAGCGGGGTGATAACCCGTTCTGGTTCAAGATCCTGAACACCGATCTGGAGACAGCGAAGGTGTACGTCGAGTTCGTAGAGCGAGAGGACGTGGCATGAAGGTCAGCATCGAGTTAGATCACAGGGAGGCTATGTGGCTGATTGGCCTAGAGATGTTCCTCGACGAGTATCCACCCGAGGAACTCGCAGCGACCGTGAAATCGCTCAGGCACCGAGCTGAGGAGGCGTTGAGGGCAGCCCTTCAGGCGTCCAGTTCTGCGAAAGATCGGCTCGCATGAAAGCCAAAAAGGTCCTAGTCATGATCAAAGGCAAAGACGAGAACCTAACCACGTACCGAGACGTAAGCATCGAGATAGAGCTCGACGGGGTAACGATCGTCGGCGATCGATTCGTCACGGTCTTGCCCGCTGAAGCGGTTAAGCATCTGGAGGTCACACCGTGACACACCCACAGGTTTCGCCTCCCCGGGAGGATGGCGCAACGCCTCCCGGGGAGCTGCGTCTCACCGATCGTTGCGACGCGTGCTCTGCCGCGGCTATGGAGCGCTGGGAGAACGGTCAGTTCGAGCTGCTGCTCTGCAAGCACCACGCCGCCGTCCACGCTGAAGGGTTGTTCACCGCGTCGTGGGTGCGGACTGAGTCGTGGGCGTTCGTCCGCGAGAACCTGTCGGGAACCGTCGGGTTGAAGAGAGTGAGGCAGGTGTGACTAAGCGCCTGGCCTTCGTCGTCTGGTTCATCGTCGGCGCTGTGATGCTCGCGGCGGTCCTGGTAGCCCCGTCAGCGCGTGCTGACGGGTTCTCCGGGTGCGAGCATCGGTCGGTGTCTCACCAGCTGGAGCACGGCGGTCTCAGGGCCGATTCTGACTGGCACGTGGCCCACGGTGACCTGCCGACGTGCGATCCGGAGAAGAAATCCGAGAGCAAACACGACTCAGCCGGCCCGGGCAAAGACCGCGGGAAAGACAAGAAGAGTCGCTACTGCAGATCCCGTTGGTGGTGTTGACCAGCGGATCCGCTGCGGATCGAGTCGTGGTCTGGTAGCTGTAACACCGGTATCGGTTGTGACGATGCCGGTTCAGCTACGAACTTAGTGACGTTTGACACTTGCGCCGGACTAGATCAAGTGGTCTACTTTCTCCCACGGGGGAAGAGTCCCAGATCTGGGACACCAGAAAACTACGTCGCACTGTCAAGTATCGAGGGGGTTGTGCCTTGCGTTGTAACAAGATGCAAGATACGTTGGTCTGCAATACAAGGAGGACCGATGAGAACCACCAGAGAACAGCTCCCCCGCCTCTCACTAGAAGTGATTGAGGCCCTGAAAGCTACGGGGGAGACTGAGGCAGATATCGCCCGGATGTACGGTGTGACACCACAGGCTGTTTCATGGCACGTTCACACGTACGGAGGCAAATTGACCGCCCGGCAGGTTATCCGCCGCGAATACCCGTTCAAGGTACCCGAGCCTCTTTCTCAGTGCACGCCGCATAAACGCCTAAGGGATCATGGCGAATACATCGCCACACGTGGCAAAGGCATGAAAGAATACAAGCTGAAACGTCTCCGGTCGTTTTACCGGATGCTTCGTGAGAACAATTGGGTTGTCGAGTTTGATCCGAACATCCCGCCTATACCCGGCGTCAGCAAACGCGGGGGTTGGGCATACAGGGAGCGCCAGGAATCCGACGAAGACCTACTCATCAGAGTCAACGAATACACAACTCTGTCCGAGATCGGACGTCATCACATCTGGCGTTTCCCGAGCGTGGAGCCCTGATAACCACCCGCCCCTTTTCTTAGAAGAATGGTTTGCACCGCATGTTCGAGATCACTTCCCGAGTTATCGGTAAAACAATCGTCCCTACTCTGAACGTGGTTAAAGACGCGTATATCCGCGCTAATACACTCGATCTGGTCCCCGGAATTCGCGGCCTCCACGTTTACCGTTCTACCTGGCTAACCGACGACAGCTACCTTTACCGGGAAGTGAAAGAATTCATCGACAGGTATTGCGAGCCGGATGCAGTCGAGCGCGAAGAGCGTCACGGCGACAAATACATCATGGGCGAAATCGGGGAATTCCTGAGCTATATTCTCCGTCGCGAATATCAGCCCGCGGACTTCAACCCGTGCCCGTTGCTCGTGGAGCTGGGCCTGGCCAAAAAGCGCCGCTGCAACGCGGCCCGCAAACCTAAAGAGGAGGCAGCATCATGAGCAACATCTGGGATCAGCCGGCGTACCAACCGGCGTACGCGCCGGCCAGCAAGTGGAACGCCCGGCGACTGACCGGGCTGGGAATCCTTGCGGTTCTGCTGGTGGCGATGATCGCTATGGAGCCGCGGGTGTTCGGACCCATCGCGTTCACCGGGTTGTTCATCGGCGTATACCTGCTGCCGACCCTGGTCGCTACGGTGCGCAAGTCGCACCTGCTGGGGCCTGTGACGGTCGTGAACCTGCTGCTCGGATGGACGTTCATCGGCTGGGTTGTAGCGCTCGCTATGGCGGTGAAGAAGTGAACGAGAAAGAGTTCGCAGAGCAGGACCGTTCCAACGGTCTGAGCGCCGTGCTCGACTGGGCGAGCCGTAAGACCGGGAACATCATGAACATCACAGTTGTATCGGTCGAAGACGCTATAGAGGTGGAGAACAACCAGCTCCCCGAGGGGGAGGACGAGGATGACTGATCGGAGGATGACGCTGGCCGCGTTCCTGGGCAAGTCGGTCGCGGCCCAGTTCGGGCACGGGGATAAGGCCGAAGTCGAATACCTACGTGATCGGGTGGCCCTGTACTGGGGGTCCCGACTAGGGCCTAAGCGCTCTCTTAGCGAAGCTCTATCCGACCTCGGGCTACCCGAGGATTTCTCTTATGACGACAACTTGATTCATAACGATGACGAGGAGGAGACATGAAGCTCGCCGAACTGGTCGCCAACATCATCACCGCCGAGACCGAGGTAACCGTCGAGTCCCTGACCGCAACCGTGCTGCGCGAGACTCCGGATGACCTGCTGGAAGACTTCTACGCAGAGGCTCTACCGTTTTATCTGCGCACGCAGATCAACCTGACTCGTAACAGCGCTATCAACGCCGCCGCTACCGAGGTTCGTAGGCAGCCCGCTCCGTCCCGCAAGATGGCCGCTGTACGCGACTACTGGCAACAAGAGCTCGACTCGATGATCGCAGTCGGAGACGGAGCCTACAAGCGCCTTCGTGACTGCACGGCCGCTGACCTCAAGGTCGCTATCGAGACCCGGTTGGCGCATATCCAGTCTGTTCAGTCGAAGATCAACCATTACGAGTCGATGATCGAGGCTATGACGCTGCAAGGCGTCGAGACAGTCGGAGAGCTGTCCGGCCCGGTCTCGTAAGAACTCCCCGGTAAACCATTGTCCTGCCGAGCACCCAAGAGCTGGCCGTTTACCGGGATCAAACCTCGGGGACCGGGCCCAGTGCCCCCTCGCAGCCACTCGCTGCCATACTTGGTACGGCCCGGTCCTCGCCCATTCTTCCCCTGAACGGCCATTTTCCCCGCGTAGACCTTGACCCTCGCGCCTTTCAGGGGCTTTTCTTACCCGTCAGCCATACGACGCACGAACCCCAACCTGGACCCGCTGACGGGCTCAACTTCCCCCGGAACCAAAGGCCATTCGGTTCCCAGCTTCCCGGCGTTCCGGGGAAACACCTTATAAGGAGGAATCATCGTGTCTGAATACGCAATCCTCGGGCTCGCCGCCGAGACGGTCGACGATCTTGAGTCGGTCCGCATCGCGAACGAGAACCGTCTGCGCTCCCTCACCGATCCGAAGCTGTACGGCTTGGACGTCCGACACCCGGACGTCGCCGCTCTCGCGGTGATGGTCGAGCAGCTCAAGGAGACCGAAGCAGCCGCGGTGAAGAACCTTCAGAAGCGGATGCGCAAGCATCCTCTCGGGCCGTGGGTCAAGCAGGCTACCGGAGTCGGTGAGAAGCAGGCCGCGCGCCTGCTGGCCTCGATCGGTGACCCGTACTGGAACTCGCTGCACGACCGACCACGTACGGTGTCCGAGCTGTGGTCGTACTGCGGCTACGGTGATGCCTCCCGCCAGGTTCGCCGTAAAGGCGTCCAGGCGAACTGGAACTCTGATGCCAAGGTCCGGGCGTTTCTGATCGCGACGTCGTGCGTGAAGTCGAAAGGCGTCTACCGAGACGTCTACGACGAGGCGCGGAGGAAGTACGCGGACGCGGTTCATACGTCCGAGTGCAAGCGCTGCGGACCCGCTGGTAAGCCTGCTCAACCGGGCTCCCCGCTGTCGCTCGGTCACCAGCACGCTCGCGCTCTGCGGGCGATCTCGAAAGCTGTCCTTAAGGACATGTGGTTGGAGTCGAAGCGGCTCCACGAGACATCAGACACACAGGAGGCGATGGCCGCGTGACCGAGTACAAGTACGAGAAGAAACCTCGATCGGTCTCGCAGCTGTCGCAGTTCGACAAATGCCCGTTCAGCTGGAAATTGGCCAGGCATGAGCGCGTGTGGAGACGCCCAGCGGCCTGGCTGCAGCAGGGTACGGGGGTCCACGCGGTGGCTGAGAAATACATGCTATCGAAGCTCGCCGGCTCACCGCTGACGCGCGAAGAGTGCTATGAGATCTTCAAGGCCGAGTACGCCGACGGGATCAACGAAGCTACCGAGGAGACCCCGAACCTCGGCTGGTGGTTCGCCTCCGGGCCGTACCGCGGCGCGGACGACATCGAGCGTCGCTGGGGTATCGGGCTGCAGCAGGTGGACAAGACCCTGGACTGGATCGACAACCACCAGAGCCTAGAGGTGTGGCACGCACCGGACGGCACGCCGGGGATAGAGCTCGCGATCGAGTTCGAGCTCGATGGGATAGAGATCCGGGGCTACATCGACGCGGTGCTCGTGCTCGACGGTGAGGTGCTGGTGGTCGACTGGAAGACCGGACTCAAGCCCGGAGATGACTTTCAGCTCGCGGTGTACGCGCTGGCGTTGAAACAGCTGTACGGCGTCGAGATCACGCGCGGCGTGTACTTCATGGCGAAGACCGGTAAGCCGACGTATCCGTACGACCTGACGGACTGGACGCGGGAGAAGATCTCAGCCCGGTTCCACGAGATGGAGCGGAAGCTGGAAGCAGGGGACTTCACGCCTAAGCCTGGCGCTAGCTGCGCGAGGTGCGACGTGGCGTTGAGCTGTGAATACTCTATGGCCTGAAACTTGATTCGTAACAAAGGAGAAACAAAATGGACATCGTTGAAAAGCTCGCGCGTGCGCTGTGGGAGGTCGTGCCGTACGGACGACCCTTCGAGTGGTCCGCACATCCGAACGAGGAGATGAGAGACCACTACAGAGCACGAGCCAGCAAGCTGCTGGATCAGTTCGAGATCAAGGAGCGGTCGTGAGCAATCCATCACTAGCGACCGAGGAGCAGCTGACCGAGCTGTTCGGGGTCGATACGGACACAGTCCGGCGCTGGCGCAAGCAGGGGCTCGCCGCGGTCGGGGACTACTCGCCGAAGTGGGGTAAGCCAACGCCGTTGTTCAGCGTCGCATCCGCTGCTCGGTATCACAGGAAGGGCTGAGTCTTGACTAGTAACGAGGAATTGATCCTCGAGGTACTCGCCAAAGCGCTACCCGGAGGCCTTAGTCATCTAGCCATCATGGATGCTACGACGAACCTCCTGAAGAAGTTCGACATCACCGAGAAGCCGGAACCCGAGGCACCTATCGGGACCGTGCGAGTTCGAAGGAGCGATTACGAGCCGGAGGGTGCCTCGATTTACATCAAGGTCGGCGCATATCGCTGGGTAGGGGTTTACACGGGCGAGGCGTACTCGAAGGGTGTCTACGTGAACGATCACCTCCCCGGTGGCGAATGGGGGGACACGGAGGTGTTCCGCCCGTGACCGAACGATGGACCCTCGATGATCCGGCGCTGAAAGCGACCGTGACCAAACGGCCAGGCCCGGGGAACCTGTTGGACGTCGAGCTGGAAGACAAGCGAGCGGTTCACGAGCTCGGCGGGGTGCTGCGCGCTGCCCGCCGGGGTCTTCTCGGTCCTCCGCTGGTGAAGTTCCTAGGTACGACCGAGTCGGCGCTGATCAAAGCTACCGACAAAGTCTGGGCTGAAGAAGTCAAGGCCAAACAGGAAGGCCGAACGATCTACAACGGGTTCATAGCGAGGGGCACGAAGTGAGCAGGATGGCTATGGCCGCGCTCGGAGGGCTGTCCCTAGCCGGCGCGCTGGTGTTCGGGGTAGCCGCCGGGATCGCTCGGGTTATCGCTGTTGAAGACACGACGGAGGAGGAGGAGTGAAGGATCTGACCGCGGTTCAGTACATCACGGCTCTACGGGTACTGGAGGAGCACCAGCCTGCCGAGTACTCCTGGGGAGTCGAAGGCTGTACGTGCGACGCCAGCGTTGAGTTCGGGCAGCAAGCTGAGCATCAGATGCGGGAGATCGTCAAAGCACTCAGGGAGGGCTGATGCTGTCGATCTTGCAGTCGATCGAGCAGAAAGGGAACGCGGGTGACCCTCTGCCTGTACCGTTCCGGTCGCTGACCAAGCAGGGCATCAACTTCCTGCGGGGCCAGCTGGCGCTGATCGCGGCAGCACCCGGCGGGGCTAAATCAGCGTTCACGCTCGCTCTAGCGCTCAAAGGACGTATCCCGACGTACTACCTCTCGGCTGACTCGGACGCGTTCACGCAGTCGACACGCATCCTCTCGATGGAACTCGGGATGCCGCTGGCTGAGTCCGCTCGGGCGGTACGCGAAGGTCAGTTGCCTCCGCAGGTGCTGACGTGGAACGCGGCCCCGGGGAACCCGCACGGTATCCCTATCCGGCTGAACTACTCGGCGCAGCCGACGCTCAAGGTCATCGAGACCTCGCTGGCCGCGTACGAGGAGACGTTCGGGAACTACCCGCAGCTGATCGTGATCGACAACATCACGAACGTCATCACCGGGGTAGCCGCGAACGACGAGGACCCGTTCGGAGGTCTGGAAGTGCTGATGGACTGGCTGCACGAGAAGGCCCGGGAGACCGGCGCGTGCATCATCGGTCTGCACCACGTCACCGCTGACAACAACTCCGGTGACAAGCCGATCCCGCTGTCGGGGATCAAGGGGCAGATCGGCCGCGTACCCGAGCTAGTAGCCACCTTGCACCGAGTCCCGTCGACGTTCGGCGGGGACACTCTGAGGGTGTCGGTGGTCAAAAATAGGTCAGGAAGAGCCGACCCTTCGGGCCGGCTGTACGCCGAGCTGAAATTCGACGGCTCGAAGATGGAGATTAAGGATTTTTGATGCCCGATAACTTGATTCGTAACGGGGTGACGGTGTTCACCACAGGCCCTGACTGCTTCAAGTGCACGCTCACCAAGAACGCGTTGACCCGCGGCGGTGTGGAGTTCCGGGAGGTCCGAGTGGACCAGGACCCCGAGGCTCTGAAGCTGGTGAAGCAGAAAGGCTACGAGACCGCTCCGGTGGTTCACGTCGCCAGCACCGGCGCGTGGTGGGACGACTTCCGGGCCGACAAGATCCGGGAGCTGATCAAGGCAGCTAAGGCGTGAGCATCGAGCAGCTGATCGCGTACTCGATCATCGCGTGGGGCGCAGGTCTGTGGTTGGTCGGGTGGCTGGATCGGTCCGACGACGAGTCGGAGGAACGCCCTGGTGGCGGCGGCTAAGCCTAAGCCCCGGCGCTGCGTCGACTGCGCCGCGGCCGGGATCACAACCCGCCGAGCCGCCCCTCACCCGGGGCCTCGATGCGCTACTCACCATCGCGAAAAGCGAACCGTCCGAAAGGATACGGCGTGGGAGAAGCGTCTTCTGGAGCTCTACGACATCACCGCCGATGAGTATTGGCGGATATACGAGGCTCAAGGTGGCAGGTGCTACATCTGCCGCAAAGGCCGAGGCCTGCGGAAGAAGCTGGCCGTCGACCACGACCACCGAACCGGGCACGTTCGCGGGCTGCTGGATACGCCCTGTAACCGCAACGTACTCGGTCACCTCGGTGACGACCCCGAAGCTCTCCAGCGTGGCATCGACTACCTGGAGAACCCGCCCGCGTTCGCGGTGATCGGGAAACGGATCGCTCCGATCGAGCGAGAGAAGCTTTCGGCACGCGCCGAACTTGACACGTAACCACTAGGAAGGAACACCATGAACAAGCCCGTACCAACCGCCCGCCCGAACCTGATCCGTCAGCAGGTCCTGGCCGCGCTGCTCAACCCGAAGACCTACAAGCTCGCACGCAACGTCTCGGAAGAGCATGTCGACCGCACGGCCCGGAGGTGGGGCAAGTGAACTTCTTCATGTACGTGATCTACCCGACCATAACGTTCTGGGTGGGTTTCTTGATCGGAGTCACCTCATGAGCCAGGGCTGGATGAAGATCGAGGCGTTCGTCAAGGTCGATCCGACCACCGACACCGAAGACGTCTACGAGTTCCTAGATGACGCGCTCAAGCAGCAGTTCCCGTACCACGAGGGCATCGAAGTGTACGAGGTCGTCCGGTGGAACCTTCACAAACGCTGATCGCGAAGGTCATCGAGCGCCTGGCCCCTGACTGGGTTCCGCCCGAGGACACGGGCCGGGTGTGGATCCCCTGCCTCTGCTGGGCACACGCCGACACGCGGCCATCAGCCGCGGTCTCGTACAAACTCAACGCCTTCGCTTGCCTCGGCTGTGGAACGAAAGGCAGCGCTATCAGTCTGCTGATGAAAAGGGAGGAGGTATCGCACCATCGCGCACTTGAGCTCGCACAGGAACTTTCTCCTGGAAGCATCGAAGCAGTATCACCAGGCCCTGCCAGGCTCCGAAGGGGAGGAGTATCTGGCAACCCGAGGGCTAACCAATCCAGCCATCTCCGACGCAGTGAGCAAGTTTCGCCTCGGCTACGTAGCGGAGCCGCTGCCCGGGCATGAGATGTACAAAGGGATGCTCGCTATCCCTTATCTCCGCTGGGCACCGGATATCGGCTGGCAGGTCGTCTCGCTGAGGTTTCGACGGATCGAAGCCGCGGAGGGCAAGGCGAAGTACCTGACAGTCCCTGGGGACAAACCTCGGATGTTCAACACGATCGCGCTCTTGCAGCCGTCCCAGAAGGTGGCCCTTTGCGAGGGCGAGGCCGACACCATCACGGCTACCGCAGCTGGGATACCGGCTGTAGGTGTCCCTGGTGCGCAGGCGTGGAAAGAGCACTTCCGCGAGCCGTTCCTCGGGTACCGGGAGGTGCTGATCCTCGCGGACGGTGACGACGCGGGGATGCAGTTCGCCGAGACGGTGGCGGGTGTTCTGCCCAACGCCAAGATCATTCCGATGCCCGACGGCTCGGATGTCAACGACCTGGTGCTCAGCCAGGGAGTACAAGCACTGAAAGACAAGGTAGGGATATGACAGAAAGCATCCTGGAAGAGGCGCAGCGCCTGATCCACGGACCTCGCAACAAGAACTACGGGCACCCACGGGAGAACTTCGCCGACATCTCCGCGTTGTTCTCCGCGTACCTGGAGCGCCCGATCACTGACCTCGACGTCGCGAACCTGATGATCCTGGTCAAGGTGGCCCGGGTGAAGGGTACAGGTTATCACCGGGACTCTTACACCGACATCGCGGGTTACGCCGGCTGCGCCGAGCGGATCTACGAGGAAGACCCCCGGATCGAGATTCCCATCGACCTGGATTCCGCGGCGTCTTCCGATTGGCTCTTCGACGAATGCGAAGAGCCGGAGCCGGTAGAGGAGGACGACCAGCCCGCTCTGCTCGATCTTCCGCTGCCCGACGACTTGATTCGTAACGAGGACTCGGGCTCGCTGACCTGGATCGACTCGCTGAACGACATGGTCATCGACCTGGACGAGGTCGTCGAGTGAGCGACTACCACGAGATCTACCGCGAGGTCGAAACCCCTCAGAGCGGCATGTCTCTGTACATCGACCTCGACACCGTCACCTACACATCTGTCACCAACGCGATCAACGCGCTGGACGACGTCTACCGATCAGTACGCGCGGAGCTAACCCTCCTCGCAGAGAAGGGAACCAAATGACTCAGCGTATCGTCTTTCTACCCGATACTCAGTTGCCTTACGAGGCGCGCAAAGAGATGCAAGCGGTCATCCGCTTCATCGGGGATGTCCAGCCGTACGGCGTGGTACATATCGGTGACATCCTGGATCTGCCCCAGCCCTCGCGATGGAACAAAGGCACAAAGGGCGAGTTCGAGGGTTCGGTGTACCGCGACGCGGACTACGCCAAGAAGCACCTCCTGGAACCTCTCCGCAAGGTTTACGACGGGTGGATCGGGGCTCATGAAGGGAACCACGACTGCTCCTGGACAAACGCCCGGGCCGTCACCCGACGAGGGTTCGTCCACGTCGACGACCTGACGACCGACGACGAGGTTATGTCGGTGGACGACCAAGGACGCACGATCTGGCAGCAGATCGACGAGGTTGTCCGGTTCCCGTTCTCGGGCACGCTGTACTCCCTCGGAGGCCGAGAGATCAACGCGACCATCACAGCGAACCACCGAGTGGTGGGCCTGAACCGGGAGAAGACGAAGTGGGTCGAGCACACCCCGACGTCGCTGCCTGGAAACAAGATGTGGGTCTACACCGCCGGCGAGGGGTCGAACGAGGACTACCCGCTCACCGACACCGAGATCCGACTCGCGGTCTGGGGGCTCACGGATTCGCATCGCTCGCCCGATGGGCGCTGGACGTTCTACCAGTCAGGCGAGAAGGCGGAGCAGGTCCGGAAGCTGCTGGCCGACGCAGGCATCGAATACCGGGAACGGGCACGTAACCGAGGCATCACCGAGATCGACGGCAAGGTGCTGAAGGCTCCTCCGAAGACCCAGTACGAGTTCAGCCTGGGCAAGGTTCAAGAGTTGGATGATCTGCTCGACCGAGGTCGTAGCGAGCTCCCGACCTGGACACTGTCTCTGTCACAGCGGCAGGCCCGGCTGTTCCTGGAGGAGTACCGGTTCACCGACGGTACAGACACGACCAGCGCAGGGGATTCCTACGTGCTGTACGTGTGCAAGGACCGTATGCGGGAGCAGCTGCAGATGCTGGCTGCTGCCAACGGGCTACGGGCGTCGGCCACCGAGTACCGGCCAGGTCACTGGCGTCTGAACATCAGCAACCGCGCATTGTCGGGACTGTACAAGAACACCGTCGAGGAGGTCGCGTACGAGGGAGAGGTCTGGTGCCTCCGAGTCCCTAACGGACGCTTCTTCATCGAAGACGGCGGCAAGATCCACCTGACCGGAAACTCCCGGGCCAGGGACTATCTCTCCAAGAACGCACCGGCCCTGGAGGGTACGCACGCTTTCGACATCGACGTGCTGCTCGACTTCGACGGGTTCGGCGTGGAGCTGCTGCCTGACTTCTACGACATCGCTCCGGGCTGGATCTCCACTCACGGGCACATGGGCAAGATGACGCTATCCCAGATCGCCGGATCGACAGCGCTCAACGGTGCCAAGAAGTTCGGCAAGTCCGTGGTCTGCGGCCACACGCACCGGCAGGCTGTCGTCTCGCACTCGTTCGGGTACGGCGGCTCGGTGCGCAAGACCGTTACCGGCATGGAAGTCGGGCACCTGATGGACATGAAGAAGGCCAACTATCTAAAGGGCGGAGCTGGGAACTGGCAGATGGGCTTCGGGATGCTCACGGTCGACGGTAAGCATGTCAAGGCTGAGATCGTCCCGATCCTGGGAGGCAAGTTCATCGTTGACGGCCAGGTCTGGGAGGTCTGACGCCGTGGCCTTGACACGTAACGGGAACGTTCTGCCGTACCTGCACTTCGAAGCCCGGTCCCGGGAGATTCCCCGGGCCGAGCTGATCGAGGTTCTGGTCGAGGAGACCTACGCCAAGCGCAGTCTGGAGCCGGTGAATGGATGACCTTCTGACCAACAAACTGATCAAGAAGGCCGCCAAGTCCGTCGGGAACTCCTGGCTACTCACGTCAGACCAGGTCGAAGACCTGATCCAGGACTTGTGGGTGGAGCTTCTGGAGAGGCCGTCTCGTAAGCGGGCGATCTCGGGAGTAACCGAGGACGAGGCTGCCGCATACCTGCGGGGGCACGCAAACCAGATCCTCAGCGTCAAGTTGCGGGAGGAGTACCTAGCCCGAGGGGATTGGGACTACTCGGCAGAGTCGATCAAAGACGCGCTCAAAGGGCGGGGCGACAACCCGTTCCTGATGGAGGTGATCCCTAAAGCGATCGACCACCTATCGGACCGGCACCCTCCGTACGCGGAGTCCCTGAAGACCCGGTACCTCGACGGGGTCATCGTCCGGGATCAGGCAGCGAAGGACCGCCTGAAGAACGCCCATAAGGCGCTGGCCGAGGAGATTCACGCGGTGATCGTCGAGATGGGCGACCACGACGGGCCGGGCTCGCGGTCCAAGGTGTTCCCGGACTCGATCCGGTCGCACAACGGCCCGGGTGACCCTGTCGGGGAGCTGGCTACTCGTCTCGCTGACGACGGGTGGAAGTCAGCCGGCGAGGACGGCCTGACGTACCGGGAGCTGGTCGACCTGGCTACCGCCGAGCAGGTGACCTCCAGTGCTCCGAAGCATCGCCGGGCGTGCCCGGTGTGCCACCACATAGTGCCGATCAGCTCGGGACGGTTCAGGGATCACCTGATCCCGTCCTGCGCAGGGTCAGGGGCTGCCGCGTGAACATCTTCGACGGCCAGTTCAGCGGTATGTCCGGCGTCGACATGTACCGAGCGTGGGTGACGCCTGAGCTCTACCCCAACAAGAAGGAAGCCCTGCTCTCCAACTGGAGTCAGCAGGATCTCGAAATGTACGTCGGGGGCCTATACACCCCCGGTTACAACAATCGGAAGGAAATCTAAATGGCAGACCGAATTACAGCGATCGTGCTGGTACCTCGGGACGACTCGCTGCCGCTCGACGTTCAAGGCGTGTTCCTGCGGGACCGTGCGTTGGCGGAGATGCAGAAGATCGCCGAAGTCGACAAGAGCAGCCTGCGCTTCCGCGCGGCGACCGAGGACTCCCAGATCGACCTAGACGGTTACACCGTCTCGACCTGGCAATTAAACCTGATCGCAGCGCTGTTCTACGCGGACGGCAAGGCGAATCCCGACATCGTCAGTAAGCAGGTCACCAAAGATCCGGCTACCCGGATCTACACCGTGGTGAGCGTCGAGCGCGACACCGTCAACTGACTACAACACCAACTGAGAGGAACAACAACATGACTGTCACCACCGATCCCTGGGCCTCGAACGACAACGGCCCCGAGCAGCCTGTCGCCACCACCGCTCCGTCGACCACCGTGGTCAACAACAGCAGCAACGTGGCACCCGGCGAGGGCAAGATCGTCACCACCCTGAAGGGTGGCCGGGACTTCGACGCGCCGTGGATCGTGATCCACGCGTCGTCGGTCGAAGAGTCCGACGCTCTGCTGGATGCGAAGTTCAAGGACTACATGGACAAGGTGAAGAAGGTCGCCGCGGCGTTCGCGGGCGGATCAGCTGCACCGGCTCCCGCACAGTCCTCGGGCGGCGGGTACCAGCGCCAGGCTCCGCAGGGTGCGCAGGAAGCCCCGGAGTGGGCTCCGCCGAAGCCGTACGACGACTTCGTCTACAAGACCGGGGTGTCGAAGAAGACCGGCAAGGTCTGGCACGCGTGGATGCCTCCGACCAAGGATGACGGTCGCGACGCCAAGTTTTTCTACGCAAACTGAACTTGACTCGTAACCACCAGGAGGGTGTAATTGAGCGAGGAAATCAAGGTTCCGAAGTTCATGGTCATGCTCCGGAACGGGTTGTTCTGGACGTTCCCGGACGACTGCGAGTACCGCATCAGCGGTGACGAGCTGGCAGTCGACTTCGGGGAAGGGGAGTACCGGGTCTTCCCGATCAAGAACAACATCGCCTACTACGGGCGAGTGATGGTCAAGGAAGAAACCCCGGAGGGGCAGATCCGACGGGAGCTGGGGCTGTGAAGAAGTTAGTTGCAGCCGCGCTCCTGGCTCTGGGAATGGTCGCCCTGACAGCCTGCGAGGACGACTCCGACGGCGGTCCAAACGGCGTAATCATCGTGGACGGTGTGCCTTATTTTTACTGACCACGACTTGATACGTAACCACTAACGAAGGGAGGGGCGGGTGAAGCAACACCGCTACCAGATCAAGGACGAGACAGTTCTGGTCAACGTCGTAGAGCACGAGGATGATCTCGACGGGTTCGAGAGCTTCATCCGCTCCAACCTCCGGATTCTCGGCCTCGATACCGAGACCACGGATCTGGGGATCTACAAACCCGACTTCGGTATCCGGCTGATCCAGTTCGGTAACCCGTGGGAGTCGTGGGTTCTGCCGGTGGAGCGGGGCGGTGTGTTCGTAGGAGCCGCCGTCACCGCTCTCCAGAAGGTCCAGCGCTTCGTGATCCACAATGCCGCGTTCGACCTCCAGGTGATCGAGCGGACGCTCGGTGTGCCGATGGAGCAGATGTGGCCGAAGGTAGAGGACACCAAGATCTACTCGCACCTGGTAGACCCCCGGGCCTACAAAGAAGGCGGGACCGGTCACAAGCTGGAAGAGCTGACGAAGTTCTACATCGACCCGGTGACCGCCGAAGAGGTCAAAGCCTCGATGGCTCGCCTGGCCAAGAAGCATAAGACCACCAAAGACAAGATCTGGGCTCTGGTCGACCTGGACGACCCGGACTATGAGCTGTACGCCGGCATGGATACGATCCTGGTGTCCCGGCTGCTGGGCAAGGTAGCCCCGCTGGTGCCTGAGTCGTCGCACAAACTGATCCCGTACGAGCACAAGCTCGCTGAGGTGATGTCGTACGTCGAACGCACCGGGTTCCTGCTGGACGTCGACTACTCGGAGAAGCTGTCCGCGGACATGCTGAGGAAGGCCGAGCACTACACCGCGGTGGCTCGGTACGCGTACGGGGTCGACTCGGTGAACTCCACCGAGAAGCTGGCCGACGGCCTGGAGCGCACGGGCGTGAAGATCAAAGGCCGCACGGCCACGGGTAAGAGGCAGGTGAACGCCGAGCTGCTGGAAGCTCTGGCTGAGGAAGGTAACGCGCTGGCGAAGGCTGCGATCGAGGCGAAGAAGTGGGGTTCCTGGGAGAAGACCTGGGTCCGCAACTTCATCGAGCGGCGGGACGCCAACGACCGGGTCCACCCGGGGATCAACCCGCTGCAGGCCCGGACTGCGCGGATGTCGACCACATCGCCTTCGGCGCAGAACCTTCCGGCCAACGACTGGATGGTCCGGCGGTGCTTCCTCGCGGACCCCGGGCAGCTGATGGTCTCGGTCGACTACCAGGCGCAGGAGCTTCGCGTCCTGGCGGCGCTCGCCAACGACCGGACGATGATCCGCGCGTTCGAGGAGGAGGCGGATCTGCACCAGGTGACCGCGGACGCCGCAGGCATGGATCGCAAGGTCGGCAAGATGGCCAACTTCCTAACCGTGTATGGCGGGGGTGCGGGGAAGCTCGCGACCAACGCAGGCATCACGTTCCCGGAGGCGAAGAAGGTGCTCGACATCTTCGCGGCCACCTACCCCGGGGTTACCGATCTGTCCAAGAGCCTGCAACGGGAGGCGGCGAACCTCGGGTACGTCATCACCCCTACCGGTCGCCGGCTGCCCGTCGACCCCGACCGGGGATACGCGGCGCTGAACTACATGGTGCAGTCCACGTCACGTGACGTAACGGCCAGCGCTGTGCTGCGGCTGCACGAAGCGGGGATGACACCGATGATCCGTCTGGTGATCCATGACGAGGTTCTGGCGTCGGTGCCCGAGGCTGAGGCTGAGGTTACGGCTAAGGAGATCGGCCGGATCATGGAGCAGACGTTCCGAGGCGTGCTGATCAACACCGACCCGGAGGTCGGGGGCCGATCCTGGGGCGCGGCGTATCTGAAGAAAGACGATCAACCGTCCGCAGATCCATTTCTGCGGATCCCAGCTTGATTCGTAACGGAGGGAACAACATGGAATTTCAAGAGTTCTGCGACCGCATTTATCAGGTGTTCTCGCAGACCACCGGAGCCGAGGACCGGTTCTGGGCGGTGGAGGACAACAGCGCCGAGGGCGTCGGGGTCTGGGACCTGGTCGCCGTCGACCAGGAGGATCGCCGGGAGTACCTCGGCAGGTTCTCCAACGAAGCGGATGCCGACTTCACCGCCTCGATCCACGGCGCTATCGCGGACATGGTGCGCCGATCGATGGAGGCGATCGACGATGCGGCTCGGCTGGAGCTGGAGCGCGACAACCTGATGGGCCGGGTCTTCGACCTGGAGCTGGAGATCCAAGGGCTCAAGAGCGAGCTGGACCGTTACGAGGGGGCGGAATGAGTGTGAGATGTACAGAGCGCCGAGGCCAGTAGACGATGACGACTGACGCGCAGCGCCAAGCTTTCGAGGAGTTCCTCAAACTATCCGACGAACTTGGCTGGCCCGAAGAAAACGCTAAATGCGGAGAGCATGACCGTTGGCAACCATGCCGACCATGTATGCGTCGGGACGGATTCTACGACGAGACGGGCAGGGTCGCCCACGTCCACGAGGCCGAGAAGGCTAAACGAATTCAAGCCTTCCATGAGCTTCGGAAACTAGACGACGAGATGGGACTTGATACATGAACATCGAAGACGAATGGTACTGGGGTAAGAGTAAGCACGCGGTGACTGAGCTCAACGCGGAGGGATGGATCTTTACTCTCCCGCCAAGTGACAACTACATCGGACGTCACCGGCTGCCGGACGTCCGATTCAGCCAGGAGCTCCCCGGCGGGACGGTCTACTGGTCGGTGAACCGGAAGAACTTCTTCCGCCGGGACGACAGCCTCCCATCGGGATGGGTGCAGCGCATCTACCCGCGTGTAGCTACCAGCTTCAGGACCGCGGAATGAAGCGGGTGCGTGAACTGGTGCTGATTCGGATGCTCGACCACGAGGTTCGGTTGGAGCACCTGATCCAGATCGTGCGGGGGTGGTTCCGGTGAGAGAGCTCTGGGGTAACGACGCTCGGAAGTGGCTGATCCGCAAGAGCCCGCACACCCAGGAGTGGATCGTGTTCCCGTCGGTCGGATCGTTCTACGGCGTTATCACGTTCCACCCGGACTACGAGTCGGCGCGGGCCGACTTCATCAGGCAAACGAGGAGACCATGAGCAAAAAGAAGAAAGACGTCACCGTCGAGCAGCTGGCCGTGATCGCCGACCGCCTTACCGAGGCGGTGGATCTGCTGAAGATCATCTCGACGCAGACCCGTCAGTCAGAGGTGATTACGGTGCGTCAGTATGACGATCCGGAACTGCAGCGTCGTAAGGTGAGCGCGGCTCAGGAGATCGAGGCCATCCGCGCCGAGGAGGCCGAGCGATACCACGCCTACCGTGACAAGCCTCTGCAGCCGTACGTGCGGGTCCACGAGGCCCCGTAAACCCCTCTAGCGTCCACGCTGACGGACGCACACCCACAACTGAATAGAGACTACCGGAGAAGCCCTCTGCGAGCCCTAGCGGCCCGTAGGGGGCTTTTCTGCGTTTACGAGGTCCAGAGCCGAGCCCAGCCTCAGATGCTGCTCATACTCCTGCAGATCCCCGAAGTCGATCGTGCGAGTCAGCCCGCCGCGGACGTCGAACGTCAGCCGAACGTTCATCGACCGGAGCCAGGTGTTCTTACCCGCGGTGTCCTGATCCCGCCACCAGTCCCCGAACCTCTGCCCGGTCTCGCGCCACTCCCAGCCCGACGGGCGAGCCTCTAGCCCTTCCAGCTCCTCCTGCCGCGCGGCCAGCGCCGCAATACGAGCATCCAGTGCTTCGCGCTGCGGAGACCCGACCCGGTAGGCCGGAGAGCCGATCAACGACGTCAGGTCCACCAGCTCCGCGTTCACCTCCGCGAGTTCGACCGCCGAGTCCGAGCCGGCTACCCAGACTTTCTCCAGACGCTCCGAGTCCCCGAGCAGATCCAGCACCTGCTCCTCGCAGAACGCGTCCCACTCGGCGATCGGTATGGTGCCGTTCCCGCAGCGCTGGGCGAACCCGAACGACCTGCAGCGGTAGCGGGGGATCTTCCGGCCGGCGTCGAACTTGTAGGCAGGCTCCCCGCACACCGCGCAGAACAACACCCGCAGCAGCAGCGACGGCGTCGAGACCGCGGGCTTCGTCCGGTCGGTCTTCACGAGCTCGGCGCGCAGCGCCTCCAGCTGCTCGCGGGTCAGGATCGGCTCAGCCCGCACCAGCGGAGCCCCGTCGTCGTCTCGGACGGTCTTGCCGTTCAGCGTCGTATACCCGAGCATCGCCTCAGAGATCAGCGAGCGCTTCAGCGCGGTGGCTGACCACGCCCGCCCCTGCGGCTCCCGGCCCTGCAGCTTCGCGAAGTAGTCCTTCGGCGACAGGACGCCACGCCGGTTCAGGTCGTGGGCCACCAGGTGCAGCGGCTCGTGGTTGTCGACGACGCGGTGATACACCTCGAGGATGCGCTCGCGCTGCACCGGGTCAGGCACCAGCCTCCACTCCCCGTCCACGCGCGTGGGCAGGTAGCCCCACGGCGGCAGGGAGCCGCGGTATTTCCCGGCGCGGATATTGAAATGCGCCGCCGATCGGTTCCGCTCTTTGATCGATTCTAATTCCATCTGCGCCACAGTTCCCATAAGCGCGATGACGACCGCCGCGAACGGCGTCGTCGTATCGAAGTGGGCTTCGGTCGCGGAAACGACCAGCTTCTTGTGGTCCTCGGCCCAGTGGACCAGCTGCTGCAGATGACGGATCGATCGGGTCAGTCGGTCTACCCGGTACGCCACGATCACGTCGAACGGTTGCTCCTCGAACGCTAGCCACCGGGCCAGGTTCGGTCTGCGCTTCCGGTCGAACGGATCGACCGCTCCGGAGACGTCCAGATCCTCCGCTACCCCGACCACCTCCCAGCCGCGCTGGGCGCAGAGCTGCCGGCAAGACTCCAGCTGACGCTCCGGGGAGGTCGTAGCATCGGTGACGCGGGACAGTCGGATCACTACCAGGGCTCTCATGGGTTTGTACCGTACACCACGGAGACCGCGGTGGTTGACCAGACAAACCACGAAGACACAGGTCATCACGGCCACACCCACTGAAACACAAAAAGCCCCCTACCTAGCCTTCGCGGGCCGGGTAGGGGGTTTCTTGGTATGCGGGGTTAGATCACCACGGATCGGTGGTCTCGGTCTTGCCGCGGCCTCCGCCGCAGCGGACCTCGCAGCCGTACACGGTCTTCAGCTTGCCGTTCTTGAGGACCTTCTTGATAGAGCCGTCCGGGTTCTTCACCGGGACCCACTTAGCACCCTGCCCGCCGGAGCCGGTAGCGCAGGCGTGCTTGTAGATCTGACCGTGACCGAAGCCGTGGTTCGAGCAGTGAGCCGGAGCAGCCTGGGAGATCGGTGCGATACCGAGCCCGAGACCAGCCGCGAGGATGCCCGCGGCTGCGATGGTGCGTAACATAGTGGTGCCTTCCTAGAGAGGGTGGTCCGACCGGTGGGGTTGGTTTCTCAGGCCTTCGCCCCGCCGGTCGGGTTCTTCGTGGGATCGACTTTACTCGTAACCGGGTTACGTGTCAAGCGCGGTTATTCCCACTCGATCAGGACGTACCCGTCACCGCCATCGCCGCCGGGGTAGGCGGTAGAGCCGCCTGCGCCACCACCGCCGCCGCCGCCGTAGTTTCCACCGTTTCCACCTTGGTTGTTGCGGCCACCGCCACCACCCGCGCCCGGGTTGCCGGGCTCCTGGTCGACAGCATTGCCGCCCTGGGTGCCCGATATCGAGCCGCCTACGCCACCGGTTCCGTGGGTCGAGTCACCGCCCTTCGCGCCGTTCGTCGGTGACCCGCCGGATGTGGTGCAGCCGCCGCCGCCGCCGCCAGCCCACGAGGGTTACCCAGCATCCGGATGCGCCCTCGGGTACCGGTTCGTCGTAGATATCCGTGTATCCGGGGTCTTCGCTGGAAATGCTGAACGGGGTGAAGTCCGGGACCGGAGGCCAGATCCTCATCGCGCCGACGTAGATCTTCGCCGCAGCATCCCCGACGAACACACCGACAACGTCGAGGCCACCGACCTTCAGACTCATTCGATGACCACGTAGATCGTGTCAGGGTCCGGAGACCCCAGCTCGTCGTAGTCCTCCTGGGAGATCACCAGGATCGACTTACCGTCGAGCGCGGCTTGCATCGCGTTGTGCTCCGAACCCAGCTGGTTCAGGAACGCCGCGTCAACCTGCTGACCGACACCGTCTGCCCAGTTCTCGGGAAGTGCCATGCGTGCTCCTTAGAATCGGATAAACCCGTCGGTCGGCCAGATCACACGGATGTCCGAACCGTTCGGGATGACGAATTGGTAAGTAGGGGAGTCGTGATACGACAGCAGCGTCGACGTAGACGCGGTACCGGTGTGCTTGTAGACGATGACCGCCTCGCCCGTGTCACCTTCGACCTCGGGGAACACCGTCGGGTCAGCCTTCACCCAGCCAGCAGAAGTCACCGACTTACCGGTCAGGCTCTCCGAGACAGCGATGATCGCCCCGGACGGGATGTTCGCTAGCGACGTGTGCGACGTCAGGTTCACGGTGTAGTCGTCGGCGTCGATCATCAGCGCCCGGATGTCGTCGTTCAGCCAGTCGATATCGCCTCTGGCTGCCGCAGCACGGCAGCTGTTGTAACGAGCAGAAATCTCTTGTCTCCTTAGATCTCGAACGGCACATCAGCCGGGATCTGGTTGTCGCCGGAGGATTCCACCGTCAGGTACAGCGTCGGATCGCGAACCTCGTCCGCGTCCTCAGCAGGATCAGGACGGAAGATCCAGTCCCGGTGACCGGTGGACTCGGGGTTCAGCAGGTACGCGATCTGATAGAACAGATCGACCGCATCGACGTGGGCCGAGAAGTTGTTCAGAGTCACCGCGATGACCGATCCGTCTTCGGAGTTGTAGAAGATGACCGCGATGTAGCCGCCGAGGTTGCCGACCCAACCCTGCCACGCTCCCCAGCAGATCGAGTTCAGACCGAACCCCATCCAGCCCGGACCCTGATGAGGTACCGCAGGCTCGTACTCGACGTACGTCGTGAAGATCTCTTTGCGGAGCTGCTGCATCTCCTCGGACAAAAACGTCCCGTCGTACAGCGCTTTACCGAACCGAACGAAGTCCTCCATGTTCCCGGCGAGAGAACCGGCAGCCCCCGACCACGAGGTCGAGACCGCGGTGAACTCCAGGTCCTTGGACGTCGGGTAGCCGAGGAACGCCGCGAGGAACGCGAACGGCCCGAGGATCGCTTGGATCTGCGACAGCGCCAGGTTCGGGGTCCAGCCCCGGACATACGGCGGGTTCATGTAGTTCGTCGTCGGCCAGTGCAGCGACGGCATATCGACCTCGGACTGCCACTCTTGCACGACGATCTGATCGACCGTCCGGCCGTCGTTGTAGACGGACTCCAGGACCTTGCCCAGCAGCCACGAGGCCGCGTTCGAGTACGACGAGCCCTGACCCGGCGCGAAGTTCACCACCGAGTTACGGATGTAGTTCAGCGGGTCGAACGAGTTGGTCGGGCTGAGGAAGTACGTCTGCTGGACCGCGGGGTCTGTCATCCAGTCTTTGAGCCCGTCTTGGAACAGCAGCAGCTGCCGGATCGTGATCTGGCTACCGTTCGGGACGCCGGTGACGAACTCGCTGATCGTGTCGTCCCAGTCCAGCAGCCCGTCGTCGATCGCTTTGAGGATCAGGGTGTGAGTGAACATCTTCGAGCACGAGCCGTACCGGAAGTTCTTCTCCAGCGTCAGCGGAGTGTTCGAGGTGCGGTCCCCGCCGTACGCTTTGTAGTACGACCCGGTCGGGGTCTCGATCCCGATGATCGCCCCGTCGGCTACCTTGCCTGACGTTGGCTTGATCTTCGCCGCTACCAGCGCATCGATCTGCGCCCGGACCACAGGGTCCAGCGGGTCAGCCGGAGACAAAGCGTCGGTGACAGCTTCCGCCTCCAGCTCAGCCAGCGTCTTGGGCAGCGACTCGTTACCCGCCATGTCGATGGCGGTGATCGTGATCTGCTCGGAGTAGTCGGTGTCCGGAGACAGCCCGGTGATAGTCACCGAGCCGAGCTCCGTCACAGGGGAGGTGTTCTGTCGAACGCCGTTGCGGTACACGTTGTAACCGCGAAGTCCGCTAGGCATCGTCGACAGCTCCCGAGGGTGTGATAGTGATCGAGGTGGACGTCGCAGACACGTCGACGTGCAGCGCGGAGGTGTTCGGAGGCGTCACGTCGCCTTCGCCGTCGCCCACGACCTCGCCGGGCAGAGCGCCCTTGCGGAACTGGACTGCCGCGCACGCGGGTCCACCGGGACCACCTTGGGTGTAGATACCGAGCCAGTGACCGCCGTTACCGCCGCCTCCAGGCTTGGTGCCTGCGCCGCCGTACGCGTGCTGGTCACCGCCAGCGGCCAGCTTCAGGCCGTTGTATTCGACTTCCTCGATGCCTTTACCGACCGGCTTGCCGAGCGCCACAGGGCGCTGACCGGAGCCGTTAGAGCCGTTGGCAGCGGACACCCCGAACCCGGGGATCGACAGCTCAGCGCCGTCCCACTCCAAGATCGTGGTGGTACCGGAGAAGTGCTCACCACGGGTCCAGGTCACGGTGTTGACGCCGCCAGGCTGACCGGGGTTGCCGTAGAACCCGAGGAACCCGTCGGCGCCCTCGCCACCCTTACCGGTGACGATCGCGTCGATGCGGTCGCACCACGCCGGGACAGGGATAGCTACAGGCTTCTCGAAGAACTCGACCTGCGGGTCGTGGTGATCCGAGCCGGTGCCGGTGTCCACCGCGATACCGACGCGGGGGACGTTGTCGGTCCAGGTGACGTCGGCTTTGTCCAGGGTGGCCGGGGGAAGAGAAGGCGTCGACAGCGAGCGGGTGGCCCCGACGTTGCCGATCGGAGCGCCGTCGTTGTCCGGGAGGTTGAAGTCCCGGCCGCGCATCGTGTGCGTGCCGCCGACGGCGATGAACTCGTACGCCAGCAGGTCGCCGGCTACAGCCGCGATCGGGGTAGTGAGTTCGTACGCCATGTTCGCGCCGGGGGACGCGGAGCCCGCCAGCAGACCCGCGATGTTCTCGGACTGGTGGATCAGCTCGCCCAGCTCCGGGGCGGAGCGGTCGTCGACGCAGCGGTAGACGTTGATGTAAAAGTCGGTGATGCCCGAGGTGCCCCAGCCGATCCAGGTGATCAGGCCGATAGGCATCGACTGCTCGATGACATCGAACGCGATGATCGAGGTTCCGGGGACGACCGAGACCGTGGAGTTCAGGGTGTCCAGGTCGAAGTTGCCGCGCTCGGACTTGTACAGCCCGGACTTCGGCTTCTTGTTGTTCTGGATACCGAGGATGTCCCAGGCGAACCCGCCGCGGGCAGCCGCCGAGGCGATCTTCTCTAGCAGCGTCTGCAGGTCAGAGATGCCTGCGCCCGTGCCTGTGGCTCCGACGATGCCGGAGACCACCGCGTCGACGATCCTGTGAAACGCCTCCTCGACAGAGCCCGCACCGAGCACCCCGCTGATAGACCCCGGACTGATGTGGGTCATCGCGAAGATCAGGTCTTCGATCGTGTGCCCGATGTTCAAGGTGCCGGTGAGCGCCTGGACGATAGCGTCGATCACCGCGCCGATACGGGCCGCGGCGTGCTCTAGTTCGTCGCGCAGCTCTTGCGGCAGGTACGAGAGGATCTGCTCCAGCACGCGCGGGGTCTCGCGGATCGCGCCCATGATGGCGTCGACCGCGCCGGCTACGGTGTTGAACGCGCCTTCCAGCACGTTCGGGATGAAGTCTTTGAACTTCTGCAGCGCTTCCAGCGGCAGGCGCAGCAGCAGCTGCGGCAGCACCAGCAGCGCGTTGGCCGGGTTGAAGTCCGGGACCTGGAACAGCGACCGGGCGATGTCCTCGGTCATGTCCTGGCCGTAGCGGTAGTCGCCGCCGCCGATGACGAACGCGCCGTCTGGAACGTCAGGTACCCACTGGTCGTCAGCCACTAAGACCTCCGTTACATATCAAGTTCAGAGCAGCAGTTCGGCCGGGGGAGCCGGAGGCTTCCGTCCCGGGATGTGCTTGCTGATCCACGTCTGCAGGACGCGGATGTAATCGATCGACAGCTGCAGCCGGGTCTTGGTCGTGTAGTTCTCTTCTTCGAGCTGGTTGACGCGCACGGTCAGGTCCGCGATCTCCGCTTTGAGCGGGGCGATCAGAGTCACCGCGGTCTCGACGAAGATCTGCGAGGCCTCCGCCTCGGTCTTCTCGATCTCGGCAGGCTCCCGTCGCCGGGAGCGCCACTTCTCGCCGTAGATACCGATCGCGATGCCCGCAGGACCGCTAGCCACCGCCAACCAATCCAGGACCTCGGTCACCGTTTCGTAGGGGTGACGTGGCGGCGGATCACGAATCCGAGGACGAACGGTGCAGCCACCGCGTAGATAGCGACCGCCTGGTCGATCCACGAGACGTCGAACGTCTTACCGAGGACGAACCCGGCGAAGCCCAGGCCCGCGGCCACAGCGCCGCGCAGCACCGCAGGCTCGGGGACGTACTCCTCGATACCTTCGATGTCACCGTCTTTGTCCAAGTCCCAGCCCAGGTGCGGGATCTCGAAGCCGCCTGTGTCCAGCTCGGAAAGGTCCATCTCTTCGGTAGGCAGGTCAGACACGTGCAACGGCTGGGTGTCTTCCAGGTCTGGCATAAGCGGGCCTCTCATTCGACCGCAGCCTGATGCTGCGGCAGTGGTGCGGTAGGAATCAGGCCCATTTGCTTGTAGATGTCGAGCTGGGCTTGCTGCTCTTGCTGGGTGAGCGTCCGAGGATCTTGGACACGGAACTTCGGAGGCTCCGGGGTATCCGAGGGAACCCACTGCGCAGCGGGGTTGTAGTGGCTCCGCGGCCCGCGGGCGGGAGCCTGGAACTTCTTGGTCTGCTGAGGCAGCTTGCTGACGTGGATGTTGCCGTTCTCGTCAGCGAGTCGCCGCAGAGAGTCCACATGCACAATCCCGAGCTCCGTGAAGTGCTTTGACCAGTACTTGGCCATCACCGGGTTAGACAGCGAATGGCCTCCGGACGGGTGGGGGAGTCCCCAGAAAGCCCAGGCGAGGGCTTCCTCCGGCTTGTCCGGGTCGGCGTGTTCTTGGGTCAAGGGTTTGTGCATGTGGCGGGCTCTCTTCGTTACGTATCAAGCTCGGCTGCTACAAAATGCCGAGCTGTCCGAGGTTGGAGTTGATGTACTGGATCAGTTCGAACGCCTTGAGGATCGGGTCCTCCGGCTCTTTGTAACCGATCGTGATGGTCCAGCCCTTCGGGCCGTCGGTACCCCACTCGTAGGTGAGCTTGGTGACCCGCTCCACGAAAATCGTGTACGGATCGGGGTAGCCGAGTACCGTGGTGCCGACCCGGTCACCGAGCCAGAAATGCCCGTGACCCCGCTCACCGATGATGTACGGGGCAGCGTCGGACACCTGGATCTCGTGCGAGTGCTTCGCCCGGGTGGCCCACTGCTTAGCGCGGGCCGCCATGATCGCGGAGATCGTGAACGCTTTGTCAGCGCCGTCGACCCAGCCCTCGTTATAGTGGAAATCCCCGAGCCCGGTGACGATGTCCTCCAGGCCAGCGATCGGCAGGCTCAGGCCCGCTGCGCGGAGCGTGGGAATCTCCATGAACGCGAGGATCACGTTCTCGTACAGCGGACGGGCGACCGCGTCCATGATGCCGCCGAGCGGCGGTAGGTCGATCGCGCCACCGAACGCGCCGAGCGTGGCTAGCTGGGAGTTGATCAGCGACGTCAGGAAGTCGCCGCCCATGTTGATGCCGGCCGAGATGATCTCGTTCACCCCGGGCATCGACTGCCCGCCGAGCACGAACGACGTGTCCGTAGCTTCGGTGTACGTGAACTTCGAGGACTCGATGCCGGTGTACGGGGACTCCATGAACACCACGTGCGGAGCCTTCGGGTACGTCCCGAGGAACCCCGGGGTGTAATACTCGCCCGGGTAGGTGGGTAGACCGGTGTAGATGTCGATGCCCTCGGTCATGCCGTCCGACGCGATGTTCATCACCGCACGGACCAGACCGGTCAGCAGCGACCCGCCGAACGCTGTCTCCGAACCCCAACCGGAGTTATCGACGATGTCCCAGACCAGGCAGCCGTGGCGCAGCGGGATCAGCGAGGCGATACCCTCGATCAGCGGCAGCCCCAGCTCACCGGACAGCTCCGCGAACGGGTGCGGGTCCTCGCCGTGGAAGTACCTGCGGCACACGATAGTGAGCTGCGAGTCGGCCAGGACGTTCTTCGCGGTGTCGTGGAACGACTTGAACCGGGAGAACACGATCGTCAGCGGAGAGTTGTCCGCGAGGAACGGGAACGGCTTGACGATGTTGCGCCAGTTACCGGGGTTCAGCGAGAACGGGAACCACTCGGAGATGTCCAACGGGTTGTCGGGCAGCGTCCACAGCGAGGACTCCAGGCGGAGGATGTTGACGAACAGCGTCAGCAGCAGCGCCCACTTCGCGGGGCCGAACATCACCCACAGCTTCGGGAACTGGAACTCGGGCCGCAGGAACGGGTTCGCCCAGACGTAGATGTGCTTGAGCTCTTCGTAGTCGTGCTTGAACACGACCTCCATGTAGACGTCGCCCTCTTTGGTCCGGACGATGTCGTAGTGGTCCATGCGGCCCGTCCACCGGGCACCCTGCTTGTCGAACGAGACGTGGACGTTGCGGCGAGCGCGGCCTTTGTGGGACGCGATCCACTTCGCCAGGTAGTGGTCCAGCGAGATCGTGATCGAAGCGGTGCCGGTCTCGTTCTCGATGAACTCGAACTTGTGGCTACGCTCCCCGACGAGCTGGCCGCGGAGCTTGTAGTCGCCGTCCCAGAGGCGGATCAACGGCGGGGCGATCCGCTCGTCTTCCCGCTTCTGGCGGCGCTTCATGACGGTGTCCCAGAGCTGCTGGTGACCCGCCAGGGTTGTCATGTCTGCGGCGGGAGCTGGCATCAGCTCACCCCGAAGCCGAACCCGCTACGGTCTTCCTCGTAGTACTCTTCGTCGTAGTCGGGCTCCTCGGGAGCCAGCTCGAACGAGCCGCCCGTGAGGCTGATGTACTCTTCGGCAGAGCCGTCGCCGGTGATCTCCAGGCTCAGGACCGGGATGCCGAACAGGCGGAGGGTAAAACCCATCTGACCTGGCCTTTCAGACTATTCTAGGCCCCACGGACGGGACCAGGCGCGCGGAAGGCGCAGCGTGGCAATCTGCCCGGGGACAGCCCCGGACACGGACAACTTGAACGTGACCTCGCCGGTGTACGGCGGGATGTAGTGCAGGAACCGGACAGAGTTCATCCGCTCCCAGATCGGGGAGCCAGACTCCGAAGACACCTGCTCCTCGCGAGGGTCGGAGTCGACGACGACGTTCTCAGCCGGGTACGTGTAGCCCTCGCGGAGAACCACCACGCGGCTGCCGACCTCGAAGCCGCCGGTCAGCTCGTCCGTATCGACCGTCATGGTCGGGACGTCCACTCCTTGCAGGTCGTCGGTGAACCGGACGACGTACGGGCGACCGCCGTCGACGTTGGTAGCGGTCTCGATCGAGAGGTCATCGCCCTCCAGACCGGAGGCGTTACCCACCAGCTGCGGCAGGTTCAGACCGCCAGCAGCACGCTGGAACGACACGACGTACAGCCGGTCGCCGTCCTGCTCGGTGGTCACCTGGACATCGAGCCCAGCACCGCCCGAGAGCGTGCCGACGTCGCCTGTCATCTCGTCGATGTCGATACCGCCGACGCCTTTGCCCGAGGCGTTACCGTCGAACAAGCCGCCGATGAAATCGATGATCCCCGAGATGATGTCGGTGATGACGCCTCGACTCTGGGCTTCGCCGAACGTGATGCGGTACGGAGAGTAGAACCACTCGTTCAGACCCTCGACCTTGACGTAGTTACCGTCGATGTTCGGCAGGTCCGCGATCCGGGCCGCCACCGTAGCCGGCGTCGCGTTGTACGCGATCGGAGCCGTGGTCTGCCCGTCGAGCGTCAGCGTGAACGAACCCGAGGTCGGTTCCCCGACCAGCTCGACCACCTGGACCTCGTTGATCTTCGTCGACTTCACCTTGACATCGGCGGAGCCGATCGAATCCAGCCCCGCCAACGCGCCTTGAAGGTCAGCGTCGGAGGCGTTGAACGGGATACCGATCGTGGTCTCCGAGCCCAGCGACAGCGTGAACGTGCCGCCCAGAGCACCGCCTTTGAGGCGAACCGTCTGGACCTCGTTCGTCGCCCCGCCGAGAGACACCTCGACGTCGTTGGCGGAGATACCCGCCAGCGCGATCAGCGCAGCGCGGACCTCGTTCGGCGTCGCGTTGTACGCGATCGGCTCGGTCCACTCATCGCCGTACCCGATCTTGAACGTGCCGCCGGTCGGGCGTCCGTCGATGTAGATCTGCTGGACTTCCTCGACGCGCAGACCACCGATCTGCCCGGGCATCCGGATACGCCGGGTGCCGAGCGACGGGTCCTCGTCCTCGTCGAGATCGAGCTTGTAATCCGGGACCGTCCACAGCGTGGCCGGGGACTTCGGAGCACCGAGCCACGGCAGACCGGGGATGTAAGGTTCGGCAGGCTTCTCCGACGACCCGGGCAGCGTCCACTTCGGCCAGATGATGTTATCCGTCGGGTTCGCGTTCGGGACCGTGATCTCGATGTCCTCGACCGGAAGCTCCGGCTGCGGCCACGGCCACGGCAACGGGTTCGGGTCGAACGTCGTGTCCTCTTGGACCTCGATCGGGTAGACGACATCGTCCTCGTACCAGAACGGGTCGCCCGCGACGACGACCATCTTCGTAATGTTGACCTCCCGACCGCGCGGGTCGGTGACCATGTCAGTCGTCGGGGACTCGAACAGCCGCACCTTCAGGTAGCGGTGCCCGGACTCTCCGGTGGTGATGTGGAGCTTCGCGTCGCGCTTGAACGACCACGCTTTGCGCCACGCCGAATCCCGGCGCAGCCAGGTCTCGTCGTTCTCGTCGTTGAGGATCTCGACGCCGAACACCAGGTCGCGTCGGAGGACGCGGTGGTTCAGGTACCGAGCGCCGGGGAAGTTCCCCGGCTCCTCGTACGTCGCCTTCACCGGCGGGTCGAGCAGACCCGTCACCTCGGTAGCGAGGTAGATCCCCTCGGTGCCGTTGGTGAGGTCGAACCACTCACCATTGACACCTTCGAGTTCGACGAGGGTATCGGGGTCCAGCAGTCTGGAAGCCATGTAACTCCTCGTTACGTTTCAAGTTAGCGGCGTGTGTAAGTGAGCGCTTTCTTGTTGATTTCGTTGTTCTTCACCGCGATGGCGTCATCGACGCTGGTGACGTTGAACTGGAATGTGTCACCGCCAGCACCGCCGACGAGCTTGCCGAGAGCGTCTACGCCGAAGTCGAGACCAGCGCCGAGCGCTGCGGTCAGCGCGCCGCCGCCGATGCCGAGGTCGGACATCGCCTGCTCTGCGTTGGCCCGGGCGAACGAGATCGGGAGACCGACGCCTTTCGACGCGTAGTCGCCGAAGTCGATGCCGGTGTCGAGCTCGTCTTGTACCGCCGACGCGGTAGCTCCCGCGAGCTTCCGTGCAGCGGCCTCGGCCGCGCCGATCTGCGACTCGATGCCGTTGACGAAGCCTTGACCGGTGTAGACGCCGTACTCCTCCATCAGCTTCGACGGGGAGTGGATGCCGAGGAACCCTTTGACCGCACCGGCTACGGAGCTGGCGAGCTCCTGGGCCTTGGCGATAGCGGAGCCGATCATCCCGGAGATGCCGTTGATGAGACCTTGGACCAGGTTGCGGCCAGCGTCTAGACCGGCTTGCGCCAGCGACGCGAGAGCCCCGGCGATCTTTCCGGGCCACGACGACACCTCAGCGAGCACCTGGGCTCCGGTGGTCACGAACGACGAGACCACGCCGCTGATCACCGACTGAGCCGAGCTGATGACGCCGTTGAACGCGGCCGACGCCGCAGCGACCAACCCGTCCCACGCTCCGGAGATCGTGGCCCCGATGTTGCTCACCAGGCCGCTGATCGTCGCGATAGCGCTGCTGACGGTCGCGGTGACCGACGCCCACGCGGATTGCGCGCCCGACTGCAGGCTCGCCCACATGTCACGCCACGGCGCGTTCTCCGACGTAAACGGCTGGGTGATGTCGCTCCATACCGACTTGAAGAAGTTCCCGAACGACGTCAGGTCCTGGGTCGGGAGCATGTTCTTGAACAGATCACCAAGGTTGTTGATCGTGTTCGACAGCTCGACGATGTTGCGCAGCGCGCCGCCGATGCTCTGAAGGCCCGCGTTGAAATCCTGGATGTTCTTCGGGTCTTGGAAGAACTTCAGGCCTTCGGCGGCGATGCTGCCGAGGGTGTCGGCGACGACCTTGAGCGAGGCACCGAGGCCGTCGAACGCTTTATCCAGCGTCCCGCTCGCGTTGAGCTCGTTGATCCAGTTCTTGAACGACTCGCCGGCCCCGTTGAACCAGTCCGAGATCGCGGGCAACTTCTCCGAGAACTTCTCGGCCAGAGTGAGCAGCCCGTCGGTGAACGACGCGATACCCGGCGCGGCCCGGGAGATAGCAGCGCCGATGTTCCCGATCGTGTCCTGGATCTTCTGGATACCGGGCGCTGAGGTGATCGTGTCGGTGAACGACTTCGCGAGGTCAGCAAGACCCTGCGAAACGGCTGGCAGAGATGTCTTCAGCGTCGGGAGGATCTTGCCGAGCTGATCGAACACCGGGGTGAACTGCGACTCGACAGCACCGGACATCGACGCCTTGAGATCCTCGAACGCCGGGGCCAGCCGGCCCGCGGCGGCCTTCAGACCGTCCAGGCCCAGCGCCAGCGCACCGACCGGGACCGCCACGGCAGCGATCAAACCAGGCAGCGTCAGCAGCGCTGACGTCAGCAGCCCGATCAGGGGAGCCGTAGCAGCGAGGGCGAGCACGCCGATAGCGGCGACGCCCGCACCGGGGACACCGCCGACGCTTGGGACGTCCGGGAGCTTGAAGTTCCGCAGCGACTCACCGACGCGGTCGAGCATCGAACGGTCGACATCGACCTTGACCTTGGCGTCCGGAAGGTTGCGGGTAGCCGCGGCCACCTCCTGCCGGAAGTTGCCCATGTCCGGCTCGACCGGGATGTGGACCTTCATCTTCTCGGCGGATTCGACCGCCCGCTTCAGTTCGCGGTAGAACCCGTCGAGGTCAGGAGTCACCTTGATACTTAGGCGACCGACCTCTTTCCCTGCAGCCACGAGCTACCTCACTATCTGCCCGTTGCCTGGGCCTTCCGATTGCGGGAAGCAGCCATACGCATGGCCGCGACGGCTCCGAACGAGCCGGGTTTGTACTTCTTCGCCTTGTGGGCTTTGACCTGCGGAACCGGGAACGGTTCGGGCGGGGTCAGCCTGCGGCGCTTGTCCTTCGACGTGTTCGCCAGTAGGTACATGAACTTGAGTGCTCGGATTTCGTTGACCAGCGCCGCGGTGGTGTACGTCTGGTCATCCCAGCCGCGGAACTGCGGGCCGCCCTGTTTCTCGGACCAGAACCTGCCCTCCCGGGGCAGCTCTTTGATAAGCGCCAGGACCTGGATAGGTCCGAGCCGGGAGGCGGGATCGAACAGATCCGCGAGGTTCATGTGGTACTCAGCCCGGAAGTCCGCGTACAAGGCGTCGCCGTAGTCGTCGATCAGTCCTCCGAGCTGGAGGCTTCCCCCACTTGCGTCTCCTCCAGCCAGTAGTTGAGGATCTTGGTGGCGAGGGCGACGTCCTCGTCGACGGCGTCCATCAGGGTCTCGGAGTCGCGTCCCGCAGCCAGTTCGAGGATCTTGAAGACTGCGTCCGTGAGCTTCTCGGCGTCAGCCTCGGTCTTGTCGCCGTCGGCTTTGTCGTTGATCGTCCGGATGGCTTCGAGCTGCGTAAGGATGTCTTTGCGCACGTCTTTGCGGAGGCGCATCACGTTCTTGAGGGACACGGTTGTGTCCTTGGAGATCTGCACCTGAACCGGCGCGCCGTACTCGCGGTCGGCTTCCTCTCGGATGGTGTCGAGGGTCAGAATCTTGCTCATGGTTTGGCAGGCCTTTCGGTTGGCGGCGGACAAAGAGAGGGGTTGGGGGAGCGGCGGCCCGCCAGAGATACCGCTCCCCCGGTTGACACGCGGTTACGTGTCAAGTTCAAATCAAGCGACAGTCACCACGACGCCGCTGCCACCGGTGGTGGAGTCGGTGCCCAGCGAGATCGCCAGAGGACCTTCGATGTCGAAGTCGTCGCCTGACGTGACGGTCCACGCGGACTCGGGCACGCCGTCGTCGACAGCGCCGATAGCGGACTTGACCGCCGCGGCGTTCGCGTTGTACGCGATCGAGGCCGTGGTCTTGTCGCCGACCTTCAGCGTGAAGCTGCCGCCGGTAGCGCCGCCCAGATCAACGGTGTAGACCGGAGCGGTCTCCACGGCGTTGAACCAGTCCTCTTCGATCCACTCGTACAGGTTGTACGACTGGTAGTCGAGGAAGGTCGCGCGTACGGGCAGAGCGCCGAACTCGTCGGTCGCCAGTGAGATCGCGTCCTCGCGCTTCAGCGAAGCCTTGCGGGCGTGGAAGCCGAGGCGGACGTCGTTGTCGACGATCACGATCAGCAGCGCACGCTCGTTCACGACCGAGCCGGACTTCACGCCGAAGATGCCGGGGGTAGCCGACTGGTTCGGCCCGAAGTACAGCTCCAGAGCCGACTCGTCGAACTGGGTCAGGTTGATGACCACGTAGTCCGCGATCTCTTCGGTCTCGACCTCGCGCAGCTTCTTCTTCTGCCACGAGCCGCGGACCTCGGAGTCGCCGCCGTCGAAGCCGAACTCGGGCAGATCATCCTCGGAGGTGTGTCCGACGAGCTCCCAGCCGGTGCGCTCCCACGCCTCGGGGTGCTCCAGGTCGATCAGCTTGAGCTGAGAAGGGGTAGGTGCCGCCGTGCCGACCGCAGCGGTGTACACGTACCCCCGCGCGGCAATGAGGACGGCATCATCTTTCAGTGCCATTTGGTTCCTTAGTTCTTAGGGGGCCGGATGCCGAGTCGGATCAGGCCGAAGACGCGCCAGGTCCGGTCAAACGGTGACGGGCCGTGGGACGCGCCCAAGGTCTCGGTCACCGAGTGCAGATAGCCGGCTGGCGTTTTGGTTTGAAGACGTGCAGCGCGGTACAAGACCTCTAGGGCGTCCTCGTACATCTGCTCGGTAGTGGGCAGGTCAGCCGCTGAGTAAGCGGTCATCTCGACCACCGGCTGCGTGAACAGCGTCGGATGCTCCGGGCTGCGGGTACCGCCTACGCGACGGACGGTGATCAGCGGGAACGTGCGGGAGTCGATGTCCTCGACCCACGTCCCGACATGCACACCCGCCAGAGACGGGACAGTGCTGATCGGCTCGGACAGGTCCTCGTGGCCGCGGAGAATCGGGAGCACGACCTCACCGACGATCGGAAGCTTGCCAGCCATGCGCTACCCCCTCTTCCCGCGCTTAGCGCCGGTAGAGATAGCGGTCTGGCCGCCGAACCCGGCGGCACCGGTGAGGATGTACAGCCCCTGCGGAGCCTTCGTGACGCGGCCGTACTTCTCCGGATCGAAGACACCGGACGGGTAGTGACCGTACTCGATCGACTCGGGGCTAGGGGCCTCCATGTTGACGTAGGCATCCACCGAACCGTTGGTCCGAGTGATCTTCGTCAGATGGTCCGGGCCGTGGATCTTCTCCCACTGCGTGCTCGCACGAGCGGCAGCCAGGTTGGCCTTCGCCCGGTCAGCAACCTCGTCAGCTTCGGAGCGCATCTCGTGGACCACACCGGGCAGGTGCGACACGACTTTGTTCAGACCGGATCGCCCGTAGTACAAAGGCATCAGAACCTCCGAACCACGTATTCGAGGCGGGCGGTGCGGCGAGAGCCGTTGTAACGACGAGGGTCGCCGTACACGCCCCAGCGCTCACCGCGCCACACAACCTCGGACCCGGACTTCAACTCGGTCGTGAACGACCGGGGGAGTCGCATCGTGTAGACCTGCTCGGTCATGTCGCCGATGTCGTCCATCTCCGCTCGGCGGGAAGACGTGCCCGACTGGTTCTGGACCTGGAATCGCGCGACTGTCTCGACTCCGGTGGCAGAAGGGCCGACCAGGGTGTTGCCCAGCCGGTCCTTCCGAGTCACCTCGGGGTACACCGTTACGGGCTCGTAGTTAGCCCCGTCGTCCAGTAGCCCGCTCATCAGTAGCCCCAGTACAGCGGGGAGCTCTGCTGGAACACCTGCCACTCGACCGAGCCGAACGCGGGGTATTCACCCGAGCGCTCCAGCGGAGTCTTCGGACGGACGTTGAGCACGCCGACGTTCTTGGAGAGCCCGAGCTGAGCCCACTCTTTGTCGGTGATCTCGATCGCCCCGGTGTTCAGCCGCCAGTTGAGCTGGTACGAGTAGTTGCCGTCGGTCTCACCGATGTAGCCGTCGGGGTTGCGGATCAGGCGCGTGACCGCGGAGGCCTCGACCTTGATAACCCGCTTGAGGTAGTCCTCGTCCTCGGCTTTGTCGTCCAGGTCAGGGATACGAGAACGGATCTCGATCTCGGCGTCCTCTAGGAACGTCTCGACCTGGGTCTCTTCGTCATCGGTCAGCGGCCGCCCGAGCCGCGCGACCACGTCGCTGGGCTCGGCGTATGCCATTAGGCTAACGCCTCCAGATCCGCGATACGCTTCTCCAGCTTCGCAATGGCCTCGTTGACGGTGTCAGCAGCCGCAACAGCAGCCTCCGCCTCGGTGCCGATCTCGTAGCCGGTGAGGGCCACGTCGGCCCCGTTGAGCACGACGTTGGCGCTGAGCGCCTTCGTGTTGACCGTGCGCGTGGTGGGCACGTAGTTGGAGTGGGTGTGGTTACCAGCGGCAACCGTGCCCGCTGCCGTACCCACGTTGAGCAGTGCGGCGTCGCCGAGGTCGGTGACGTCGGCCGCCTCGTGGGTGTGTGCGGCCGGGGGGAAGTCCTCTGGCTTGTCAGCCACATCGTCCCAGGAAACCTCGACCTCACCGGGCTCTTCTGTTTCCAGGTCGGCCAACTTGGCGATGATCTCGGCGTCGCTGAGCGAGCCCAGCCATCCCCGGACCACGGCCCCGTTGTATGGAGCAGTCATATCTACCTCCAGGTAGTGGTCGGGACAGTCGGGGAGGGGCTACCGGAGCAGCCCCTCCCGTTCTGTGTCAAGGTTGGGTCAGGCGTCGGGGTCTTCGTCGTCGACGAACTTGACGAACGCCTGCTTGTCGCCGAGCAACCAGCCGAAGGTCACCTCGATCAGGATCGCAATCTGGTTGGTCTGCCACATCGAGACGGTCTGCGGGGTGGGGGACGTGTTGTCTGTCAGGGTCGCGGTGTCCGACATCTTCACGCGGATCTCGTCGGCGAAGCCGTACTTGAGCTGCGAGAAGTCGCCACCGACGACGCGGACCTTGGAGTCGGTCGCGGCGCCGAGGTCGCCGCCGACAGCCTTGCCGAACTGGACCGGCAGGCCCAGCAGGTCGCCGGCCGAGGCAGCCAGGTTGATCCGGGTCGGGTCCACGTTGCCGTTGGCGTCGCGGTAGGCCTGCGAGCGGAGCAGACGCGCGCGGTAGCGCGGGTCTGCCGCCCAGCCGTTGAAGTCGACGTCGGTGTTGGCCGAGACGAGGTCGTAACCGTCCAGGAAGCGGTCCAGCAGCGGCGTGGTGCCGGTCTGCAGGTAGTCGACGTTGGTCGTGTTGACGATCACGTTGTTGGTGTCGATACCCTGCAGGGCCGAGCCGGTCAGCGGAGACTTACCGTGGAACACGGCGAGGTCGATACCGCGGCCGATGGCGTACGCCAGGTCAGCCTGCAGCTTGGTGTACAGGCCGGAGGGGTTCATGCGAGCGAACTCTTCCGACACGGTGACGATGGTCGCCAGCTTGATCGGCGCCACGGAACGGGTGTCCCATGCGGTGCCGGACAGCGGCTTGGTGCCGCCCTCTCGCTGCTCGTTCGACGTACCCACGCCGACCTGACCCACCTCGGGGCGCTTCACGGTCGTCGGGATGATCGTCTCGCCGTACGAGATCGGGATGTTCTCGCCGAGGCGCAGGACAAGCGAGCTCTCCTGGGCCTTGTCGAAGATGGGGCCGACGATCTCCTTGGGGAGCAGGTCGGACGGGACGTGGGCCAGTCGGCCCTGGTGGTTGCTGCCCGCGGTGTTGGGGGCGAGCTCGTTCAGGGTTGCCACAGGGGGCTCCTTACTTGCCTAGTTGGTTTTTCATGAGCGCGGTGAAGGCCACCGCAGGGTCGTTGCTCGGGGCTTCTGTGCCGAGGCCTTGCGAGCGGTCGACAGCGGCCACGGGGCCGTTCTTCAGGCCGAACAGGGTCTTGAGGCTCTCGGCGTGCGTCTTGAGCGCTTCCTCCGAATCGCCCTGCAGCGTGTTCGCGAACGTGAACAGCGGCGTGGGATCGGGGGTGAGAGCCTGGACCGCGGTCACCAGACGGTCGAAGTCGTGCTGCTTCTCGGACGCGGAGGTAGCCGCCTGGGCTGCCTGGGCTTCGAGAGCTGCGAGCTTCTCCGCGAGACTGTCGCGCTCGGTCTCCACGGTGCGGAGCTGAACTCGGTAGTTCGCGGCCTCGGTGTTCGCCTTCGAGAGCTTCTCGCGAGCCCAGTCAGGCAGGTCCTCGCTCTTGGGAGCGGGGGCCGCCGGAGCTGGGGCAGCGGGAGCTGCGGGTTCGGGCGTCGAGGGGGTGTCGGTGGGTTCGGTCATCTGTGCCTCCTGGGCGTGGGTGACTCCTGCTCCTGGCAGGTCGGTCGGGTTGGCGGGCTAAGCAGCGAGTGCTGCGTACTGCTGTGCTGAGATCTCGCCGCGCTCCAGGCGACGGCGAAGGGCGTTGATAGCCAGCTCGTTACGAGTAAAGGGCTGGCCTTTGTTTTTCCCGCTCTTGTGGACGAGGCCTTCGTCCTCTAGAGCGATGGCTTCCTTGGTGGCTTCTCCCCACAGATCGAGGGCGCGATCGGCAGCTTCTTTGCCGAACCAGTCCTCGTTCCGGAAGACGGGGATCACCTTGCAGTCACACCCGGGGTGCCACTGCTTGATCTCTCCGCTGATGTCAGCGAAGTAGGTCTCCAGGTCTTTGTTCTCGAACAGCTCCAAAGCGTGTTCCGTGTCAAGGTCGAGACCAGCGGTCTCGGCCCGGACGTACGTAGGTCCGCGGCTGATCAGCATCAGGCACCAGGCGCAGGTCTCCCGGCCCGTCGCGACGCGCGCCCAGCCCCGCAAGACGCGGGGTTCCGGGTCGTTCTCGACGGCGTGGATGATCTGCTGACGGCCTGCGTTCTCCACCTCGCGCACCGCTCGGAGCGTCAGGTGAGTCAGCGCGTCCCCGCGGGTGTCCGCCTGCTGCATCCGCTCACGAGCCGGGTCCATGTTCTCGACGAACTTCTCGAACGTCGTCCCCTCCAGGGGCCGATCGTTACGAGGTAGATCCGGGTGGTGCTGCGCCCGCTGCGAGTCGTAGAACCTGCGAGCGAGCACCGATGCCTCGGTGCGCCGGCGCTGGATCTCGGGGAACAGCAGGTCCAGCAAGCGCAGCCAGTCGAACATCGTCAGCGCGGGCTGAGCGAAGAACCCGGCCACGTTCCTGACGTGCCGGACTACTGCGGCGGAGATGAGGAGCTGCGCGGCGGCGTACTCCTCCGGGTTCACCGGGTCTTGGTCCGGTTAAATCCGGAAGGCGACGTCTGCGTCTCCGTCTTGGTCTCGGTGACCGTCGGCTTCGGCGTGGCGTCAGCCTGGGCTTTCGTCGTGGAGTACAAGGTGTCGATCATGTCCTCGGTCTCCTGCTTGTCCCAGTCGCGCATCTGCTCGCGCTGAGTAGCGGTGTAGCCGAGGTCGATGCGAGCCTGCTCCTTCGGGATCGGCCCCTGGCCGTTGGCGTACAGCTTCGACACAGCGTCAGCCTTAGCGGCGACCGTCGGAGTCGACGGGTCGCGCCAGACTGTCTCCAGCCGGGTGTACTCCTCGGTGACCTCGCGGCCCATGATCTGCATAGCGATCCGCATCGCGCGCTCCCAGGCACCGCCGAAGATCCGGCCTTTACGCTCGGCCATCTTCACGATCCGGGAGTCGGTAGCGATGATGGCCTCAGCCGAGGCGGGGTTCTCCGACGAGGACGACAGGTACTGAGGCGGCAAGCCGGTGATAGACGCGGCCTCTTTGCGGAAGACCTCCATCTCCTCGGCGAAGTTCCGCAGCTCGGCAGCCTTGAACTCGGAGATCTTGGCGGCATCAGAAGCGAGCGTCAGGATGCGTCCGTAGTAGATGTCGAGCGTCGTGTTCTCGCCGTCGTTGGTCAACTCGTCGGTGGTGACACCGGAGATGACGCGGAGCGGGGTGCCCAGGATCTGGGACGCCGACTGCAGGTTCATCAGCGTGCGAGACGCGGCGTCGGTGACCTTGCGCAGCTCCGGAGAGATCTCCGAGCGGCCGTATCGGTTACCGAGGCGCGGGTCGTTGGTCAGCGGCACGACCGGGACCACACCGAGCCCGTGCTTGATGACGTCCCCGTCGACGACCCACTGATCGTTAAGCCCACCGTTGCGGCGGAGCGGGACAGTCTCGTCAGGCAGGTACAGCGTGGCTCGATCCGGGACCGCGACGTCGTCGCGCGTCGTGTAGAGACGGACAGCCCGGGTGACCCGGCGGGTGTTGCGTGGGTCCAGCTCGGCGTACATATACAGCGGAGACTCGACCCGGATCAGCGGGATGCCCGCGGGGTCTCCGGACTCGACGTCCGGGTGGCTGACCGTGATGTACGAGCGGCCGAACGTCAGCGAGTCGTCGTGTCCGAGGACCGACTCTTCGTCCAGGTCGTTCGCCTGCCACCAGTTCCAGAGCTCTTCGAGCCCCTCGGAATCCTCCGAGATACGGAAGCCCTCGATGTCCAAGCGATCGGACAGAGTGCGGAGGTAGGTAGCGACCCAGCCCGGTTGGACGTCCAGGTAAGCCAGCTCCGGAGGAGCGCCGATTCCGATCGTCTTCAGCCGACGCGTCCCGTTGCGGTAGGCCTCGGCTTCCAGCAGGTTCGGCAGGTCCCGTGCGAGGAGCCCTTGCAGTCGCTCGACGTGCTCGTGGTAAGTCGTCATCGCAGCAGACCCGCCCCCTTTCCTGTGTTGCTCTTGCTGAGCAGGAAGTCTTGGCGCGAGCCCCAAGCGAGGACAGCCGCCACAGCGGCGTCGATCTTGCGCTTGGATTCTTTGCCAGGTTTCCTGATGCTGATTGCGTCGTATATCGTCGGGTGCTGGTGCGCGTTGGTGATGTGCGCTTTGAGCACCGGGTTGTTGTCGTGTTTGACCTCGCCCGCCAGAACAGCGTCACGGAACCGCTCGCAGTCCAGCGCGAATCGCTTTTGCTGGCCGCGCATATCGAAGGCGACCGGGTTACCGGGGGAGGCGTTGATCTTCAGCTTGCGCCGGAAGTCCTGACCCCAGGCGTCGACCGACTGCTCGAACTCCTTGACGTCCGCTCGCATACCGACGACGTCGTACTTCTCGAACATCGACCGGACGTACGCGTCCACGTCCTGGCGCGGAACCTTGTGGCCCTCGTACTTCTCAGGCACCCAGACCTTCACCAGGAACAACGCCCCGTCCTCGACCCGGCACGCGGTGAGCGCGGTGTGGTCGTTGGACAGCGAACCGTCGAACCCGAGCGTGATCCGCTCGCCCTTCCTCAGCGGAGGCAGGTTGATGTCGTGGTTACGGTCCCACTCAGACGGTGCGATCCACGACTCCTCAGTCGCGTTGACCTGGTTGAGGAACTTCCGTCGGGACTCGATGACGTCGTTCTTCGCCGTCAGGACCGACATCAGAATGTCGTCGAGCGGGAGCCAGATCGAGTCGCCGCGGGCGATCTCCAGGCCCTTCATGAGCTGGGCCACCCCGGCCTCGTACCCCTCGGGGTCGTCGGACGGGAACGGGATCTCGGAGACCGGCGTATCAGCCGGGGCCTCCAAGGCGTCGTAGAGGACGCCGGTGTCGATAGCGTCACCTGCCAGGATGTCCAGCCAGTTCAGGTAAGACATCTCCGCGACGGTGTCGTCGCCGGGCCGGTGAGCGTTGCAGATCGACAGAGTGCGGGCACCGGGGACCTTGGTCATGTTGCCTTCGATGACCTCGGCCATCTGGTGGCCGTCGTTGACCTCGCCGCCGGGGCCTACGCCCCACCACTGCGTCTCGTTCTGGACGACGAACGTCGGGCGGTTACCCTCCATCGACGCGGGGGACGCGGTCGCGGCTTCGAGCCGCCCGCCGATCTCGGAGTAGATGATGAAGCGGTTGACGGACAAGCCGTACTCGGTCTTCAGCTTCTTCGAGACCATGATCGGGAACAGCGAGAACGTGTTCTTCGTGTTGTGTGTCAGCACCCGACTACGAGTCACCTGGAACAGGTGATCCTCGGTGTCGATGCCGATGCACTTCACCGGAACAGACGGAATCTTTTCTACTGAATCAACCCAACGATGCTGTGAGCGGTTCCGGGATCCATAAGAGATCTGTCGGCTGTATTTATAAGCCAACTTGGATACCGGGAACTCGTTGCCAGGATTAAACTCCGCACGCAGAGCCCCGTCCTTTCCGTGCTTCCGCACAGTGCAACGGAATCCCAGTCCGATCGCCAGTTCTTGGAACTGATGAACCAAGTACCGGTTGGCGTTCACGAAGTAAGCACGGCCGTTCTGGTCGATGCCTCCGTCTGAGTCCATCATGCCGCGAAGCAGCTCGCGCCGCTGTTCGGTACCGGCCAGTAGGTAATCCTCCGGGATGTGCTTGTTGCCGAGAACGCCGATGTGGCGCAACTTGGCTCGCATCGAATCCGAGTCACGGGTCCGGTCAAGGTTCTTGATTCTGAACGTTCCCCAGTTTTCGCCGTACTGATTCCAGATGATCTCCTGAAAATCAGACACGATCGGCTTGAGCAGAGCTTCGTACTCGCCTTTCAGTGACCAGTCAAAGACAACTGTCGTGTCCTTAGTCGATCCGTCTCCAAGCCAGAGACCGAGAAACCAAGGATCAACTGGTAAGTTTCTGTCTTGTGACTCGAAACCGACTACAGGAATCCGGTGACGCTTGCGGTTTTTCGATCCACGGACAGTCTTCGCCAATTCCTCGGTCGTGACCGTTACAGCTTCGTATTTGTTACCGTGTCCGTTGAGACGTTCGGTCGTCCAGCCGTGGCTTGCCGAGGCGATAACCTCGGTGCCGTCGTCGAAAGTTACTCGGTAGCAATCGAGATCGTTTAGTACTTGGGTTTCCCGCTTGATCTCATGAGCCTGCCCATCGGATCCGTACACGTAATCTCCGACTCGCAGCTCTCCGACAGTCGTCCAACCGTTAGGCGTAGGTACTTCAGTGTCTAGCGACAAGGGCTGGTCCTGGGAGACCGCGGCGATCGTGATCCACGCCGCGTGCCGGGTCTTGCCGACCGGGTTACCGTTGTCGTCGAAGTGCGAGAAGGCGACTGGTCCGCAGAGTTCGGCGAGCGCGAGCGCGCCGATCATCGGGTCCTTTCCCCAGCCCTTCATCCGGCGGAGCGTGCCCTCGCGGTAGGCGTACTTCCCTTGGTCGTCGACCGCGTACCACCAGGCGATGAATCTCGCCTGCTCCAGCGTCGGGACGAACGGGCCGTCGCCAGCGGGGGAGTTGACGTACTCGAACAGCCAGCTGATGATCTGCCAGCCGAGAGTCTTCTCAGGCAGGAACCATGAGCCGTCTTCGTACTGCCGCCAGGTCGGCCCCTGGATATGCGCCGGGGCGGGGAGTAGCGACTCCGGGTAGTGAACCGCCACTCCACCTCCTCGTTACGTATCAAGCAGATTCGTAGGTGCTTTCGAAGATGCCGGGTTTACAGGGGTAGAACTCCCCTTGCACGCCGCGGATGATCCAGTCTCCGTAGTCGGCCCAGTGGAGCCCTTCGAGTGTGGCTATCACCAGTCGACCGTCGCGAGGGTCTATGGAGACACCGGACTCCGGGTACGAACTATCAGGGTCCGGGTCGAGGAACACTTCCGGGTCGAACGATCCGGAAGTGTTCTCCTTGATCCACGAGTAGACCTCTGGAGCTTCGTCTGGCACCAGATGCATAGCCTCGATGACTACGGGTTTCTTGCTAAATAGGGGCATTGGCGGGCCTTTCGTTACGTATCAAGTCACAGAGCGCAGAAAGTCCGTCGCAGGGTCGATGTTGTAGTTCGTGTGCGGAGTCGTGCCGCGGATGAAGAACAGACCGGCGTCCAGCACCGCGCGGATCAGCGCGATCAGCTCGAACGTCGGGTTAACCCCGATCTCCAGGAGCTGACGTAGGATCGAATCCGGACCAGAGAACACCCGGGACATCATCACGACCTTGTAGATCGCGGTCTTCATCTCGCCCGAGTCGCCCTCGCAGTCGGTGTACAGGTCGCCTTTGTGGGCGTAGTTCCTCCACCAGTCCGGGGTGTCGACCATCAGCTGGTCAGCGATACCGTGCGACTTCGCCGAGGGCATCTGACCGCCCGGGTCAGGCCACACCTTGCCGGTCTCGCGCATCGGGTTGCCGAACGTCACGGCTCCGCGCACGTGGTCTTTGACCCAGTGCAATCGTCCGGTCACCGGCTTGATGTGGTACTCCCACAGCTCGGAGGTGACGATCGCGCCTTGCGAGTAGCCGATCATCGACAGCCCGTAGCGCTCGATGCGCTGGCGCTCTTCCTCCAGGATGCGGGTGGCCTCGGTGACCCCGTTCGCCACGGACGGCCCCATCGGGAACGCCTGCGCGGTGTACGGCGGGCCTACCGGACGCCACAGGTACACGTCTCCGAGACGTCTCGCGACGTCAGCGTCCGGGCCTATCCACCAGGGGACTCCTGTCCCGGAGACGGTGAGTAGTACCGGGCGGGTGTCCTCGGGAGCCGGAATCCCCAGCGCGCGCAGATCGTCGTCAGAGACGATCCCGTCGAGCGGCTGGAACGTCCGGGACTCGTACTCGGTCTGCCACGCCTCAGCCCGCGGGCCGAACTCGTCGGTGTCCGTGGGCAGCGGGCCGTGGATGCGGGCGTACCCGGCGAACCGGGCCGCCATCACCTCGCGCCAGCGGCGCACCGTGGGGTTCCGGTCGCCGAGCTTAAGCGGCATGGAACTTCTGCTCGGCAGCCAGCCACTTCTGGATCTGGACCTGAGCAGCGGTGATGTCCTCGGGCTTGACGCGCTTCAAGATGCGCTTCGCCAGCTCGGGGTTGTTCGTCGGATCGTCGGAGTTCGACACCGCGTACAGCAGCGCGATCGAGACCGGGTCGCCGTAGATCACAGCGAGCTTCTCGACCAGCTGGATATGGACGTTCGCGTCCGTCGACCAGGACAGGCCGGCGATCGTGTCGACCTCGCCCTCGTGCGGCCAGTGCAGCGGCGAGCGGGACTTGCGCTTGTACTTGGCCTGCTGGCGAGCCAGGTCCAGCAACTCGCGCTGTTCAGCGTCGGTTAGAGCAGACAAGAAGTCGTCCTCTTCGTGAAGTAGTTGAAGCAGCGCGTCGCCCTGGGCGAGCGCGCGGTTGTAGCGGGCTTGTCGATCCGCGAGGCCGTTGGTGCCGCCGTTGATCCGGCGGGTGACCGTGTTCAGGTCGCGGCGATCGGACAGCTCGTTGATGTCCGGGCGGGCGACCGTCCAGTACCAGGCAGGGCCGATTCCCGCCCACTTCAGATCAGCGAGCTCGCGGTAGTTCACGACGAAGTAGTCCGGAGTCGGAACCATCCCGAACGCGTACGCCCACTGCGAGAACGACCGGTAGTTGTAGTCCCAGGTGATCTGAATCCACGTCCGGCCGATGTACGGCGCGTACCGACCGTTCTTGGCGATCTCCTCGGTGTACTGGAACGACCCGGACTCGTGCCCGATCTGAGCCAGCCACATCGCGATGCGGTTGACGTTCGTGCATTCGGATTCCCGGAGGCCCGAGCGAACCGCGGGCAGGATCTCCGCCGCGCGAGCTTCGCTCAGGCCGGTGGCCGCCGCCAGGATGGGGGCTGCGGACGCCGGGGCGCTACCCCTCCGGAAAGTCGAGTAGCCGTCAGCGCGGATCTTGCGCGCGATGAAGTCGGCTGTCTTCGGGTTGCCGTAGGTATCGAAGGTTCCGCCGTTGCGGAGGCTGGCGAGCTGGAAGTGCATCGCATCCTTGGGCGACGACCAGTCGTTGCCCCAGAACACCATGCCCTCGTAGAAGTCGAGTAGCTCTTTGACCCGTGCTTTCTTCGCGGCGTCGAAGCCTGCGTCCGGGACCTGGAACGGGTGGGTGTTCCAGTTCAGGTCCATCGCGGTGCCGCTCAGGTGGTTGGACGACGGGACCGAGTTGGTCGGCGTCCAGCACGCGGAGTCCGCGTCGCGCAGCGGCTCGACGTACGCGTGGAAGTCGGCGGCGAACGCGCGCAGGATCGCGAGAGGCTGGCCCTTGGCGATCTGCAGCGTGACGCTCGTGCCGGGGATCTTCGTCCACTCGCACTCATCGGAGTTGAGCATCGGCCACCCGTTGGACGAGTGGGTCAGCCCGTAGACGACCCTCGGCATCAGCGCTTGAACGGGTTGATAGCGTTGATCAGCTGCTCGGGGAGCCGAGACAAGTCGGGGAACAGCCCGATGATCTTGTCGTCCAGCCGGGACAGATCCGGGATCTTCGCCAGGATCTTGTCATCGAGGTCAGCGAGGTCGGGCATCTTCGCGGTAGCCCGGTCGATGACCTGGTTCAAGAACTCGGGGTGAGCCCGGAGGTAGTCGAAGACCGCCTTCACAAGAGCAGCGGCGAACATGGTGATAAGGCGGTTCATGAAGTCCTTAGTCGGTAGCGGCTTCGATCAGGTCCCACAGGTCGGAGTCCTCTTCTGGGACGTCGATCAACCAGCGGTCCTGGTGGTGCGCCACCCGGACAGGTCCGGGCGGTAAAGTCAGCGCGAGCTCTCCGTTGAACGGCTTCACGCGCACGACGCGGGGCGTGATGATCACGCCGTCCTGCTCGCGCAGGTCGCTGGAGAAAGTCCAGTGCGAATCGTCCGGGCGTCCGGAGATGTCGTGGACGGTAGCGGTAACAGTCGTCATACCGGCCCTTTCGTCAGGTGACCGGGGTCATCGGGATAGCGATGCTCGCCCAAGGGGAGCCGGTCGACGAGATCGTGCCGGTGAACGAGTACGCGGCGGAGGAGTCCCGTGCAGCCATGCCGCCCGCGGTACCGCGGTCGTTCAGTCGCCCGGTGCCGCCCGACGGGGTCAGGGACACGTTGCCCGAAGACCAGTCGAATGCCTGGAACACGCGGCCGTTGGCCGGGGGTGCGGAGATCGAGTGCGAAGGGCTTGTACCGGTGCCCGCAGCGGTCGATACGGTGCCTACGCTTGCGACGTTCAGATACGAGATCGCGAACGAGGCCGCCCAGTTGGCACCGTTTTTGTCGACCTCCACGGTCTGCGACCCGCCCGGGGCGCTCGCTAGGGTGTAGACCCGGAGGTAACCGCTCGACGCCGAGTTGTTCATGGTCTGCTCGGCACCTGTCACCAGAGTCATCGCGTTGCCGCCGTAGGTGACGCTGGCGACGGTGTTGTTGCCCAGGAGGTGGACCGCGACAAATACCCGAGCCCCTGCCGTAGCAGAGAACGAGTACGACAAATCACCCAGGGCGCTCGAGAACGACGACACCGCGTCGAAGTCGACGGTCGGCGGAGGAGCCGCGGACCAGATCTCGGCGGTCCCGATGCTGATCTTCTGGATCTCGGTCGAGCCGATCGCGGCTTTCGCGAAAGCCGTCGTGGCAAGTGACATACCTGCCACGGCGACCTCCTACGCAGTCCTGAGATAGATAGTGTTCGAGTCTTTTGTGCCGATCGCGGTGTACTGCGCCTCGGTCCCGACCCAGATAGTCAGCGTCCGGGCACCGGAGTTGTCCGAGCCGGCGACGTAGCCGGTAGCCAGCTTCGACAGCGCGATCGCCGCCCCGGATGCGACTTTGGCGTTGGTCACCGATCCGTCGGTCGGGGTGCGGGTGTCCGACAACCTGGAGTCGTTGCCCTGCGCCGCGGTGCCCGCGGTGGTGCCATAGGCGACGTTCAGCGTCCGGTTCGCGGACAGATCCCCGCCACCGGTCAAGCCGGTACCCGCGGTGATCGTGGTGGTCTTGTCGGCTTTCGCGCCGATCTGCGAGGCGACCGTGGTAGCGAAGTTCGGGTCATCGCCCAGCGCTGCGGCCAGCTCGTTGAGCGTGTCCAGCGTCGCCGGGGCCGAGTCGACCAGCGCGGCCGTGCCGAGAGCCACCCGGGCGTCCACCGCGGCCTCGTCGAGCTTCTCGTCGAGCGCGTCCTGGAGACCGGTGACGTTAGCGATCGAGTGGGTGTGCGAGCTCGGGGTGAACGTCGACGGCTTGTCGTCGATGTCGTCCCAGGACACCGAGCCTGCCTCGGGCGGGTTCGAGACCAGGTACGCGGCGATAGCCGAGTCGAGGTCGGTGACATCCGCGGCGACGTGGTCGTGCGCAGACGGCGGGAACTCGGACGGAACGTTCGACAACGCGTCCCAGTCCGCTGACGGCGGGTTCGCGTCGAGGTAGCCGTTGACAGCGTCAGCGAGCAGTTCAGCGGAGGTGTCCGGAGGGACCGCGACCGAGGTGGCGATCAGACCCCACAGACCGGCGTCGGTCTCGGGCACCTCGATGAACCAGCGGTACTCGCCGTAGACGACGATCGCGAAGCCGGGTTCCAGCTCTACGCTCAGCGCGCCGTCCACCGGGTTTACCCGGACCTGCTTCTGGGTGAGGATCGAGCCATCCTGCTGTCGGAGCACGGTCGAGAACACCCACTGCTGATTGTCGGGCTGACCGGTGACGTCGCGGACGTCGGCGGTGATCGTGACGGTCATACCGGCCTCTCGTAGGTTACGTGTAAAGGTGAGCCCGTTTACCGGTGGAGCTCATACCGGCCAGGGGCGACCGCTCTTGGTTACTGGCTGGTCTCGCCTGCCTGGCAAGTTGGTCCGCCTAGAGGCCTGCGACCGGCGCGCAGCCGCGGTTTGGGCATAGGCGGGGTTTGCAACGGTTCCTGAGCACCAATACCGCCGTCGTCACGGCAGACCGCCTCAGTCGGGACGTTGCGCCCGGGTCTTAGGGGCAGCCCCAGCGGGGGAGCACCGGAAGGGGAGCGCTCAACCCCGCCGGGGACTGCGGTCGGCTCCGGCATAGCCGGGGCCTCGGGGCGCGCCAGATCTACGATCTGGACGCCGGTCTCTAGCTCGATTTCGGCTTACGGAGAGCGCGCTCGAACAGCTCGCCCATCGTCGTCACCGACGCATCCGGGCCGTCTGACTTCGTCCGCTCCACCTCGATCCGAACCCGTCGCCTGTCACCTTCTGAGACCAGAAGCGATGACAGCATCTGATTGACGGCTACTAGCATCTGCGACGAGGGCTTGGAGGATTTCAGGAGCTGGTCGGCGAAGTGGAGGGTGAACTTCGCGTAGTGCCAGTCCGACGGCTGATAGAGCGCGGCCTGGGCCGACTCGGCTAGAGAGTTGTAGAGGTCTCGGACGATCGGGTGAGGATCGGTGAGACCGAGCGGAGGGGACTTCACGGGTCCGGAGACGGGGAGAGTAGTGACCTCTCCGTACTCTTCTTTGTTACGGCGAACCCGCTCGTCTGAGCGGTTCGGGATCGGTCCTCGGGTTCCCATGACGCCTCCTGGGCTCGGGGACGCCTGGTCCCTCCTAGTTGCTTCTACGCCCCGGGTGGCGGGGCGGTGGCCGCTTCTTCATCGCGCGCAGCTTCGCACGCTGAGCGACGCCCTCCATCGCGGACTTGCGACTGTGACATGACCGGCAGGCTGCCTGCAGAGGTGACTCCTCGTCGCGGTAGCGGACGTGGTCGACCTCGGTAGCCATCCCTGTGCAGATGTCCGGGTAGCGGATCTGGCAGCGGTGACCAGCCGCCCGCAGAACATCGCGGCGGATGCGAGGCCAGTCGGCCGGCAGCCGCTCACGGCGGTCAGATGACTCCCAGCTCACTCAGCAGCGTTCTCCATCGCCGACCGGACCAGGTGCTCTGGTAAAGTGATGGTCCCCCCTGGACGGTCCCCGACGATGAGGCGAGCCTTCCACAGACCATCTTCGTCCTCGAAGATCTCTCCTACTCGGATGCTGACCGATGCGGTCATGTTTCCCTCCCTAGTGACATACCTGACAAACGTAACCCGCTGCGGGCCGCCTTCCGGGCGGCCACGGGTTTAGTGGTTCTGTTACGTATCTAGTCGTACGTAACGTACCCGGTTACGTAACCACTGGTTCTGTTGGTGAGTAATGCTTACGTAACGTACCTACCCAAAACGACCACTGACCTCGGAGCGGCCCCCATAAGGGCCGCCCTCGGTCTGGTACCTCACTCACCGTTCGGTACCTACCCGGGCGACCGGAGGTCGCTAAAAGGGGTAGTCTCTCTCCGTTCGACTACCCCGACAAGAACCTATGTCGGGGTGCGGTCGCTCGCTGGAGCTCGCTCCCTTACCCCTCCATAGTAGAGAAACCTTCTACTTTCGTGTTCAGAAGGGATAATGTGACACAGTTCACACGAATATCTTCCTACGCGGGCGTCAGCCGGCGACGGCTCTGCGGCCGTCTTCGCTTGTCCCCGGTGCTGTCTATCGATCCGCACCGTTCGCCCGTCTACGGGGCTCTCAGGGGGCATTACGGGGCCTTCTAGGCCCGCGCTGTTCTCTCCGTCGACTTCCAAACCCGTACACGATCTGGCAGACGCA